CGCCCCCCCCCCCCCCCCCCGGGTCAGAGTGTCCAAACAGTTATTTGGGTCCCATAAAAGACTTTGGAACCTTGGGCGGCTAGCTCCCACCCTCCTCTAAATTTTCTCTAAAATTCTCTAAATTTTTCAAAATACCTCATATGCCATAAAAAATTCCCGGGACCCATAGCCCTCTAAAACCTTCATGGTGGCCCTACGATGGCTTATACAGCGTTCTGTCCATCTCTATGGGTTCTGAGACCTTTTGTTTAAAAACGGGGTATGGTATAAAAAAAATTTGGGCCCCCAGAGGAGCCCAAAAGTTTATTCAAAAATTTTAATTAAATTTAATCTTTTTCTTTATAACCCTTCGGTGCTACATCTCTCATTATTCTTCTTGCAATATTTTGTTTTATTTGATCCATTGGAGTGGTTCTAGTCATTGGATTCCAGTCTTGTTCTTCTGAGGATCTTTCTATTTCTGATCTTACTGCTCTTATGGTTTCTGGTGATAAATCATGAACAGCACCTGCATGTGTTATGTTTCCACTTGAATATGGGAGACCGGCTTCTCTATTTGTTGGATAACCACCTGAATCAAAATCTCCAAGTTGTGTTCGTTTTTCTGAATAATTTTTGCCTTGTCTGGCTGAAAATTCTCTTTCTGCTTGTTTTCTGGCGGCTGAATCTAGTTCTCTATCGACCAAAACATCACCTTGTCTTTTGTAATCTACTTCACGGAAAGGACCTTGAATGTCATATGCTTGTGTATACATTCTTCCAAGATTTGCGGGGGCTGATGCTTCATCATTGAAATATGGCATTTTTTTGGATGTTCCTGGCAAAGATGCTGCACCGCGTTCAAATCCTAAAAATGTTTTAACTTTTCCTGTTTTGGGATCTACGTCACCTTCTCTGTAGAGATTGGCATTTCCGGAAGAATCTCTTCCTATTGTTCTTGATGGTTTTTTTTCATCAATGTCTCCTAATGTGGAATAATTTTGATCTCTTGGAAGTACATTTGGATTTTCTTCCATATCTGGACTGCCAGCAGCACCGACACTGATGTATCTTTCTTCTTCTGGACTTAGTTTTGCACTATCAGGAACAGATATTTTTCCACCTGCAGTATATACTGTTCTTGAATTTTCTTCATTTAAAATATGTTGAAGATAATTTATTCTTTCTTGAAGTTGTTTGGAAAGATTGTTGTAATAATTTGTTTGTCCAAAATTTGCTGGAAAAGGAGAATCTTGGCGTTTGGATACGGGTTTATCAATTTTTGGTTGTCCGGGTGAAGAGTATCTTTGTGTTCGATTTTCTTCGCCTTCATCATTTTGTTTGGGCCGCGGAATATCAATTTTTGGTATATTCTTTGATTTTTCTTTTATTTTATCAAAATCTGGTCGATGCCAATCATATTCAGTTTGTTCTCCTTTACTAATATTTGGATTAATTTTATAATCGGAAGATGTGTTTGAAGATTGTGGTCGGTCTTCGTCTGCTTGAAATCTGCCCCCATACCATGTACCTTTTTTTCCATCTTTTTCACCTTGTCGAACTAAATACTCATTTAATTGAAATTTAAGAACATTTACTCTTTCTTGAAGTTGTTCGGAAAGATTTTTGTAGTAATTTGTTAGGTAATTCATAAAATTATTTATAATTTTGTGTGTGGTTTTACAAATCCGTGTGGTGTGGATTTTTTATGTGATTTATTTCCTGCCATAAATTCCATAGCCATTTCTTCGGGAGTTGGGAATATTTGTGCTGGAGGAAGTTCGTTTGATTTTACTCCAGTACGAACTTTGTGAGTCATTTCAAGTGGCATTGCAAGATCTTCAATTCCTTGTCTCAATTCATCTGCTTGTTCAAATTTTGAATGAGCAGCCAACGCACCTTTGTGTCCGGGAAGTTTATTGAGTTCACCCGCCTCATGTTGAAGTCTTTCTCTTCTTTCTCTTCTTTTTGCAAGTTCTTTTTTCATCAACTCGGGGTTGCCTGAGTCAAGGGCTTTCTTCAACCCGGCTTCCAATAAATCAACTCTTTGTTGAAGTTGTTCACAAAGATTTTTGTAGTAATTTGTTAGGTAATTCATAAAATTATTTATAAAACCGAAAAAATAAAATTTTAAAAGCGATGTAAGATATGCCATTAAATGATAAATATCATGGAAGGAATAAAATTATATGTGGAATCAACCAAACAAACCAAGACAATCTTTGGAAGATGCTATTCGAAATGTGCAACAAAAGTATAAAGGCAGACCAAGCCCACTGGCTATGGTCCAAGAAAATGTGCATTACATTCCTACCCACGTACCTGATCACATGGCTGCACCAAAAAACCTTAAAGATAATCTAATAGGTTCTTTTAAGCCATTCAAAGATACTTTTAGGTAACTTAAGGTTACTATAGTTTACTTAAGATATTCTTTTGTAGGTTTATCTATAGTTTCTTTATAGGAACTTTAAAGTTTCTGTAAGTATATGTCAGATTCTGTAACAGTCAAATAAATAGTAATATGATTACAGAGTACAGTAAATTTAATGAAACGTACTTTACGTTTACAATTGAAAACAAGAAATCTGTAAACATTCAGAATCTGGTTGATAAAATTTTAAAAAAACAAAAAGAACCTTTTAGCAAGGTGTTTGTTATTCTGATGCCTGCTCTGTTTCCTGCTGTGTTCAAATATTTTACTGGCAAAAATTTAAATATTAAAAACATCTCCACAGACAAAAAACACATATTCTTGGAACTCTGATGCCACAGCAACCAAACAATTTTAATTTCAATTTTGAAAAAGAAATGTTGGCCCAAGACAATTATGGGCTAGACAAACTTGTAGCACCATATCACGGTTCCTCAGTAAGACAACAAACATACGAAGATTTACAAAAAGAAGATCTAGAATATCAAAAATTCATCATACGCACATATGGTTCATATGATAATTTTTCAACTATTAAAAACATCAATACAGAATCTGACGTTTTTGATCCCGGTAGCGATTATATTATTGAAACAACTGTTATAACTGATGAAAAAGAATTGAAAACAGATCACATTTCTTCCGATGAAATATTGTTGGAAATGTTGTCAGGAGTTTGTACGGTTTTCTTTATTAAAAAAACAACTGGATCTTCCAGAAAGCTCACCTGTACTTTGCAAGAAAAATATATTCCAAGTACACAAAAAAAAGCAAGACAAAACTTTTTTAGTCCCATGGCAGGTGATCGTATTGGTGTGTGGGATTTGAACCAAAGAACATGGAAATCATTTTACATGTCAAACGTATTTAAATTTGTTCGAGATGACACAACTGATCTTGAATAAATAAGATTGATGACAAATGATCCCAAAAAGTTTGATCATTTACATGCTTTACTATTCAGAGAAGCGAAGATTATTGTTTCAAAATATGAAGCGTATCTTCAAGATAAGATTACATCAAAAGAATTAGCACAGAAAATGTTAAATCTAAGAGATGCAATCAAAAGAATAGAAGAAGCAAAATAATTATTGACGATCATGTGATGTGTGTTATTATTGGTGGTTATGATTATAAATTACGAACCAAAACTAGATTATTCTGATGTTCTCATTGTTCCAAGAATAAGTGAAGTAAAATCTCGTAAAGATGTAATACTTGATGTTGAAACCGTTTTTAAGTGCGGTAGATCTTGGTCAGGTGTTCCTATCATGGCAGCAAACATGTCAACGGTTGGAACTCACCAAATGGCATTGGCGTTGTCTGAATACAGAATGGTAACTTGCTTGCGCAAAGGTGGAGAATACTATTCCAACTTTGTCGCCGCACACCCAGAAAAAGAAAAATATGTGTCTTTGACTTTGGGACTTGATGCTGACAGTAAATTGTTTGTCGATTCATCAAAGATTAAAGATCCAACATTTGTTTGCGTCGATGTTGCAAATGGTTATATGACTGAGTTTCATAATTTTACAAAGAAAGTGAGAGATAAATGGCCGACTTCGATTTTAATTGCTGGAAATGTTGTGACCCCAGAGGGGGTAGAGGCATTGTCAAAAGTTGGAGTAGACCTCGTAAAAGTGGGATTGGGGTCGGGATCGATGTGCCTGACACGCAGAGTGGCGGGCGTGGGGTATCCGCAACTCTCGGCGGTCATAGAGTGTGCGGAAACAGCCGCAGCGTTAGGTATTGGGATCGTATCTGATGGTGGAATTGTATTCCCTGGTGATATTGCAAAGTCTTTTGTGGCTGGATCTGCTTTCGTCATGGCGGGAGGAATATTTGCTGGACACGATGAGTGCGGAGGAGAGATACGGCACACAGCCAACGGTGAGATGCGAATGCTTCACTATGGCATGTCTAGCAAAACAGCCAATGAAAAATACAATGGTGGACTTTCCGAATATCGGGCTTCGGAGGGTAGAACTGTCGAGGTTCCATACAGAGGGCCTATTAAGAACACTGTTCAGGACATCCTTGGTGGATTGCGTTCTTCTTGTTCTTATGTGGGGGCCAATTGCTTGCCTGATCTGTATTCCCGTGGTACTTTGGTTAAGGTCAATCGCACTATAAACAATATTTTTGAGAATCACGAAATATGAACATTTTTGTTTTGGACAACGATGCCGCCACTTCCGCCCGGATGATGTGTGACAAGCATGTAATCAAGATGATCCTTGAATCTTGCCAGTTGCTTTCAACCGCACATCATGTAATTGACGGTGATCCCCTTGTTGTTGTTTCAAAGAAGCGTAAGTACAAATCTCATGTGTGCACCAAGAAAAATATTTGCAAGGCAACAATGATCAATCATCCTTGCACTATTTGGACTCGTGCCAACAGATCAAATTATATTTGGGTTTGGAAACATGCTTATGCTTTGTGCAAGGAATATACTCGTCGTTACAATAAAGTTCACAAGATGGAACACATGTTGACCGAAGAACTTTACAATCCTCCTCTCAACATCTCCAAAGGAAAGTTGACTCCATTTGCTCAAGCAATGCCTGATCAGTATCAGCATGAAAATGCCGTTGTTGCTTACCGTTCTTATTATATCAACGAGAAGGCTCGGTTTGCTCGGTGGAAGGCGACTGAGGTGCCTGAGTGGTTTGTGAAGAAGACTTCTTCTGTTGTTGACGAGTTGATTCCGTTCTGATGGCATCGGCTAACGATTTCATGCGTGGAGCAATTCCTGTTTTTTGTTGAACAGAATCTTTATAATCTTTAGCATTTAAATATTCACTTGCAGCTCCTTCAAAATCTCCTGCATTTAATTTTTGTACCGCTTTAGGAGATTTGCCAAGCATTCCTCTAAAATGTTCCGATGCAAGTTGTCCTTGTAACTCTGAAGAGTATGAATTAAAATTGGGCACCATTTTTTGTACTTGTGGAATGCGTGTATTCACATCGCGCATCAATAATTGATCTGCTTGTTCTGGTGTAAGTTTTCCTTTACCACTCAAAATATTAGGATCAATTTTTAAATCGGAAAATATTTTTGAAGATTGTGGTGTAATCAAATGTCCATGTCCGATTGTCATCAAACCTTTGCTATCTTTATACGGAGATAAAATTTTATTTTCGTTTCCTGCAGACTCATATTGCTTGATTACTTTACAAATACCGTTGATATCGCACTGAGTTTGTTGTGAAGATTCCGATAAAAATATTTTAAATGATTTCATAGAATTATTGTTTGCAATTGTCAATATGAGTGTTATAATCAAACAACACAAAGGATACATATGAACGTAAAAGTATTTAGATTAAACTCCGGTGAAGAAATTCTCGCACGTTTTGAAGAGCAAGATGCTGCTTATATCCTCAAGGATCCAGCCATTTTGGTTCCTATGCGTGAAGGACAAATCGGTTTGATGCCTTGGATGATGTACACAAAGGCTTCTAAGGGTGTAACTGTTCCAAAGACATTTATTGCCTTTATTGTTGATCCTCTCGATGAACTCAAGAGTCAGTATGACTCCAGTTTGAATAAGGGCATCGTGGCTCCTTCTCAGGGTGTTGATCCGCTGAGTAAGCTGAAGCTGACGGTGTAAAATGAATGAACATAGATCATGTGATTGAAAATTATCTTCCGATTGCCAAGCCGTTGTCGATGGCAATGGAGCGTCAGAAGAAGCATATATCACTGGTCATATACAAGCGCAAAATTATCGCGGTGGGTCAAAATGTTTTTAAGACCCACCCCGATACTTTGCGTTTGGGATATAGATGTGCAGACATGCATTCAGAATTGGATGCATTCAGAAAAATACCAAAATCTTTGCGTAGTGAAAAACTGATTCTATTGAATTTTAGATTCAATCGTTTTGGTAATGTTAGAAATTCTAAACCATGCCCGGTCTGTGCAAAATGGTGCACTGAAGTGTTTCATAAAATTTATTATACTACGGACGATGGAATTCAGATACTATAAATATTATACTATGTCTTGTACACAAACACTTTTAAATTTTCAAACAGAAATTCGTCTTCATCACTGGGGAACACAATCTTATGCTACACATAAAGCGCTTGGAAAACTTTATGAAAATTTAGATGGATTGATTGATACCTTCACTGAAGCATATATTGGAATATATGGACGAGATTTTATCAAAGATATTAATGAGTTAAAGTTTAACGGTCCATTTAAAACTACAGCAACCAAAGTTGTTTCTTCTCTTGAAGATTATTTGATGAATGAATTGCCAAGCCATATAGATGACAACCAAACTGCGTTGTTAAATATACGTGATGAGATGCTTGGTCTGGTTCAACAAACCAAGTATCTCCTAACGCTAAGTTAAGGAGTTACAAATGAAAATCCCAGAGCTAGTTTACGAAATTCGCAACTTGGCTCGCAAAGAAGAAGATCCTGTCAAAAAGGATCTTTTTTATCAATGCGCCAAATCAATGGAAATTCTTGGTAACATTGCCAAGATAGGTGATCTTATTGTAGCAGAACAAAATGGTTCTACGGGCCCTATTAAAAATACTGATGAAGAAATAAAATGGGCTATCGATGATGAATCTCTTCAAATGATGGAAGAGCACATTGAAACTTTAGTACATTATAATTTTATGGGCAAAAATGATCGTTGGCCATATGATAATCAAAATATTAAATTATTTGTTCCCAAATATTTAAAATCTCAAATTGTAAATGACTCTAATATTGAGTAAATTTTTGGTGGAATAGACTTATGGCTCAAAACTGCCATGTTTGATGGCATTATTTTGAGAACATACTTACTAAAATATGGGCTTTTCTTGTAAGTTCCATATTTTCGTGTCTTTTCCATTAAAAAATGAGTGTAAATGTAGCAATTTGCGCGTTTTGCGTAAAGTTTTTTGTCTATTTTAAGATTAAACTCATCAATAATTTTTAAAGCACGCTTTTCACAGTCTCTTTCCATCGCCCTAACAAGCAAAAAAGCCCTTTTCAGGGTTTTTTTGTCATAATCTTTGCCATTAAACCAGTTTTCCACAATAATTCCGGCTTCATCTGATTTTTTATAGACTTCTACTTGGTTTATATACTGCAAAAAGTGTCCATATTCATGGACTAAGGTTTGTAAAAAATATTGGTTGGCTCCAGCAATACGAATAACTTTTTCACATTCATGAAAATAACCTTCGCATCTGGAATTTCCAGAGTTTACAAATTTTCCACGGCCAATAACAAGTTTCATTCCGTATTGTGCAAGATGTTGTCTCACAAATCTTACAAACTGATGATCGCTTTGAGCCATGAAGCCTCCTCAGTCACTATTATTTAGGGAATTGCTTGACAGTCAAGATATGAGATGTATATTAAATCAACTTCTTATAAGAAAGGAAAGTTTATGGAAATTACTACTGTTGATCGTCCGACCAAGATTCAGAGAGTGTTTGATTTTATGCGTAATGGTACCACACTGACTGCTGGCGAGGCTCGCAAGCGTTTCCGTGTTAACAACATGCGCGCAACGATGCATGATCTCCGTGAGGCATTTGATCGTTTTGACATGAACTATGCAGTAGTTCGTGAGACGAAGAATGGTCGTTCGTACTACCGTGTAGTCCGTAATCGGTCTCGATAAAATTTAATAAAATTTATCACAACAAAAGCCCTTTAAAGGGCTTTTGTTGTATTTACGTATAAATATATTGTGAGAACTTATTATGCCTAAAAAAGCTTGTTGTTGTAAATGCTGCGCTCCGTATAATTATACAAATAATGTCGCAATGCTCGGTGACCTATTAGTTGATAGAGAATATGCTCTTGATTCTAATGGAAATTTGATAACAGATCCAGATACTGGTGGTTATAAAACAGTTAAAAATGTAAATGTATACCCAATACATCCAGATGATGAAATCATTTTATTTCAACGTGTTGGTTCTGATGCCGTTTACAAAAGTGGTAATGAAGTAGAAAAAATTACCAATGATGGTTGTAAATGTTGTTATGGAAAAACAAAACTATATCCAACCAGAACACGAACCGTTAGACAAAAATATAAAAATATTGGGTGTGCTTGGACTTGGTATCCACCAAAATATGCTGTTAACGGTGACCCCAATATACCACAATGTTCTGCATTTTCACTACTTGATCCTAGATTTGATTTTAGCGTTTCACATCTTTCAAACTGTTATTATCAAAAAATTTATGGAACTGATTATAGTACTGACAATATAGAGACTAGACCAAATAAATGTGACAGTTGTACACAAATATTACCTTGGGTTGCTGAAGCACATGAGAATGATTTTAATATATGGGGAGATGTCATAACCTCTCCAATAAGGGTTCCGGGTGGACCTAATGATGAGGCTATGACGGGAAGAGCATGGCTTCCAATAGGTGGTTGGCTAACTCAATACACATCATTTTTGTATCCTTCTCATAACATCAAAGATATGACTCCGTGTTGTACTTGTTATGAAGATCCAAAAAATACATCGCCAGTTCGTTTGGTAGATCCTACTGTAAGTTGTTGGAATAAAGTGGCTAATGGTAATGAAAGTGCCAGTGACTGCGAGTGGATGGATCAATATGCGACTACGGTATTAAATCATACTCCTATGTTAACTACACGAATTATAGAAACACGTATAGCAGCACAGGGAGATGTTTTTTATTCGCCACTACAAGGTCGTACAAATTCACAAAAAACATCAACTATATTGGGTTCTGATAATACTTTTAATATGGGTGTAAATGTACCTAAATTGGGTGGTACTGCTTTTTTTGTAAATTTTGACTTAATTGATACATTATATAAACCATCCAGTGGAGGATTTAGACAAAATTATTGTAATTATTGTGCTATGAGTCCATATATGCGTCGATTGATGCTGACAAGTTATCCTTGGGCTTTTGATGTGTTCTGTGCCGGTGGTGGTGATGTTAGTTCACCTGTAAAAACATATGATTTGGGTGTAAGTTACATAACTACTGGATTGGGTGATTATGGTTTATATGATTATGAACAATTGCATAGAGAAAATTTTGGTATAGCCCAAACTCCAGATACTTCAAATTACACATTTAAAATGGAACAATACACACCAATGCTTGGCGAGAGCACATTCTTTAGCCAATTTGTTGGAACTGTTCATTTAGAACATTACTTCCATTATATGGGTACTAATTTAGACGACGTAAATGCTGCTGGACCTACAATTCCACCACAAACAGGATTTGGAGGAACTGGAACTAATGGATCATCCGCAAATCCAAAAGATAGATGGGGATACTGGCTTACAAGAACTACACCTAAAATTTTTACTTATAAAAGTTCTGGAACTCCTTTATTCCAGTTTGATTTAGAATATGCAAAACGTTTGGGAATTTTTGAGGCATTTGCAGATCCAGATCAATCACAAGGATCTATTCCGATGACAGTTGAAAAATTTCTATCATACTTTAGTATGTTTAGCAATTCTATTTCAGATAATGGATTACCAGATGGTCGTGGAAAAGGAATGTTTCCACCCGGTTGTTCGAGTGATGGACACAAATACGTTCAAATTGTTCGAGATATTTTGGGAGCCATGTGCGAAGCCGGAATTATCGGTACAAGAGATCACAGAGAAAATATCTACAATGAGATTAAACAGATAATTGAAACTGGAATGGCGAACGGTCCAAGTGGTGCATATTATCTTCCATGGGAACCGGGATATCCGGTTCCAGTGCCACCCAGTGATTTTATTTCATTAAAACAAAAATATTATGATGCTTATGGAAGAATGTGTACTCCAGCAGAAATGTTCCCGGAGAGCGGTATTGATGGATTGGCACAATTTGCTCCAATTAGAAAAGTAATACCACCAAACTACTTGCAGTGGGGAGATCCAAGTGGTCAAGGGCAATATGGTTGGTATGGAGATGGAAAAACAGTTCCATATGGTGGACTTATTCTCTATAAGGAAAATACAGTAAATCCAGATAAAATTTTTAAAGAACACGAAACTGGATTTTATAATTGTATAACTGGAGAAATAGATCCTAGTGTTGGATCGGGATTTCCTTCAGAATATAAAATTCAAGATTTACAGTATTCAAAATACTATAATACTGATAAACAGTATAGTAAAAATGCTCCTGGTTATGTGAATAGACAATTATTTTTTAGAGCCATTCCCGGAACATGGAATTTAGTTAAATGGGGAAGCTTGTGTTTAAATATTGATGACTGCGAATATTGCAGCGGTGATTCAACGGGTTGTAGTCCATTTAATATATACGGATATGGTCCAGATATTACTTTCCATCCAGAAAATATGTGGTATGCACCAAATGTATTAATTAAATATTCTCCTAAGGAATCAAATTTTGATAATGGTATTTTAACTTTATGCAGCGGAATTAATCTCAATCAGGATTTAGAATCAACAAAATGCAGCGATAATGGTTATAGTGTTGGTGGTGATAGTGATCCAACTAATCCAAACAACGTTGAATGTGGTTATCAAGGAATATGTTGGGATCCCAGTGGAGCTCCATCTTCTGTTAGATGTGTCGAAGATTGTTCGATTCCAAGTAATAGTATATGTAAAGGTCAATTTTGTTGTGGAGCACGATGTTCAGCAAGTTGTGCTCCAGCCGTAAATTTTTTATTCGATCCAAATACTACGGGAATAGATAATAAATTATGCAAAGATTTATTTGGTATTACTTGCTGCCAATGTATTGGAAAATCACCAAACGATAAAATAACCTCACAAGAGTGGTCAAATATTTTGTTTGGACCATCTAAAAAATGTAATGAATGTGGAGATGCTTGTTTTGTTAAATGTCCAGAATCACCAGAGGCATTTAGAGAATTTGGAGCGACAAATCCAGAACCAAAAAATAATTTTATTACAAATCCATGCGACATATGTGAATGCGGTGCGAAATCGTGTCCAGTTTTGGGAGTAGGTTCATGTGATTTTAATTGTGGTTATAATGGTTTTGAATATCATCCCCTTGCTGTTGTATGTTCAACATCCAGTTATGGTTGGGGAAAGCAACACACAGTCGAAAATGTAAGTTGTACTATTTGCCAGTGCTCTGGAAACAATTATTGCTATGCAAGATTTGGTGGAAAAGTACAAAAATATCAAGAAAATTTAAATACACATTTTTATTCTCCACAAGAAGATCCAAATGGAAATTTGTATTATACAGAAAATATAATAAATGTACCAGCACCTCTTCATGTATTAACACCTGATACACCAATGGGAAAAACCGTTCAAACAATTGCAGAATGTCAAAGTTCGTGTGGAGTGCCAGATCCGGGTTCAAATCCATATGCATGGTGCATATGTCAAACTCCAACTTCTGTAGGAGAAATATTATGTCCAGGTGCATTAATGGCTGGATTCCTGAATAAGGTTGGCAATGATGGTACTTGTACATCAAATCCATTTTGGTGTAAGATTTCTAAAAGTGGTAGAATTAAATTACCACATATAATAGATACCGATATTGATCCAGCAATATATGAATATTGAGAATTTTATATGAATACAAATAAAACAGTAATAATCAACGGAATAAAACAACAAATAAACACTTCTGATATTTTAGAATTAACAGATAAGCAACAGATGAAATCATGGAATGAACAACGTAAAAAAAATTATAAAAAATCAATCTCTATAAAGTTTGGTTTTTTAGAAAAACCAGTAGGCGATATTATTGATACAATTACTAAAAAAACTGGATTGAAATGGTTGATTACTAAATTATTTAAAGAATGTGGTTGTGAAAAAAGAAGACAATATTTTAATAAATGGAATTTTTATATACCATTTGTTTATATTGATAATCGATTATCTCTTCCAGAAGATTGGAAAACATCAGAACTTGTTACTATTGATTTAAAAGATTCAAATCATAAAGAACACAAACCATTATCCCGTAACTTGGTAAGAAATCCAAAAAGATCTTGTAATTGTGGTGCAAAAAATAAATAAAATTATACAGCAATCCATTGATATGAATCACCATCATAAAAATAAATATAACTAATTCCCGAATCAGCAACCCAAATTTGATTTTCTTTCGGATTTACTGGTGGTAAAGATCCCTTAAAAGGTTCTGTATTGTTTAAATATTTCCAACTTGTTGGATCTTGTATTGGACTTTTTTGATTTAATTTAGTTGCTCTGTATAATTTACCTTGATATGTAACAATATCTCCTATGGAATAAGTACTTGATATTCCATTAGCATTATTAAATTTAAACTGTCCTTTAAACATGTTTAATTTGATAGAGATATTGTAACAGTCAATTGTGTGGGCCCATCAAATAAACAGTACAACGTTTTGGGCAATGAAGAACTATAAATTAAAAGTATATAACTTTGATCAAAACCCGGAACACCAGAACGATAATATGATGTTGCAAGTTTTTGCGACAAATTTAAATCAGAGAATAGATCGACAGACCATCCCTGCAGCGATGGATGGCTCAAATCAATTTTTAAATTATTTGGACCAAAAGATATACTCGAAATCGCACTTGATGTAGAGCTGTAAGATCTGTTTGTATATACCGCATATGGAGAAGTATTTACATTATTTGTTGTGGTTGTCGTCTGTGCAATTGAAAAATAAATGCTATTTGAATATGCAAGAGTTTTGTTTCCATTATTAGCATATGAATAACTCTCGACAAAGTTACCACAACTTTGACAGGGAAGCCAATAACCGTAATACGTACTTCCCTGTGCTCTTAAAAATGTTTGATATTCATTTTGATTGTCAAAACAATCATATTTGATCAAATTTTGATCATACAGAGTAAATGCACCCAAAGCAGATTGTGATTTAGAAATCATAGACACATCTGATAAACCACGAATATAATAATTTAGTGTTGTCGCTGTAGTAAATCTATTTTCATTTGTTAAAGATACAGTTGTATATAAAAGCTCAGTATTATCTTTTAATTTTAAAATTCCATAAATTTTTAAACGACCCGAATTTAAAGTAGAACCACTGATTTCAATATATTCTTCAAAATTAAAAACAGAACCAAGTACACCAGAATTGCTAAAAGATGTATTATTTTTATTGGGTAGTGAATGTATTATATAGTTTGCTGCGGTAGATCCACCTGTATAACCTAAAGTAAACTGCAATGGTTTTGTAAAATTTGATTTATCAAAAAAATTGTATGTTGTTATCCCTGTAAACCCAGAAACTATTTTTCCAATAATAGTTTTTGTATTATTAAAAGTAGATGAATAGGTGAAAGTACCACCAACATTTGTTCTTATATTTTTAACTTCATCATAATATTCTATTGGATCAATATATACAGTTGTTCCAGCAGGAATGGTTGAAAATATTTTTTTCAATAACGTTCTATCAGATGTATCATATGTATCAGTATAATCAAGATAGCAGGTTGATCCACTTAGCAAAATATTTGGAGGAGTATTCATCCACCCATTTGCATAGCACGGATCCAATGTCGATCCTTGCAACACGATTCCCGTGTTTACAATACTTCTAACATTGTTTAAAGTAAATAAAGACATTTATTAAGATGCAAGATAAGTTATTACTTGTGTTCCAGAATTAGATTGAATCCAAATTTTATTTGTGTTGACAATATTTAAGAAAACTGAATCTCCGGGATCCATGGCAAATCCAACAGATGACCCGGTAAAAGATCCGGTATTACCGATATAGATTAAATCTGTATTTGTTGATAGAGCTTTTAGATTCACGCCGCTGCTAGCACTAAATCCAACAGCATCGAGTTGTGAAACAGAAACTGTTGCGCTAACTCTGCTATTTTTGAAAGAGGATGGTCTGGTAACCGCAAACCCTCCAAGATCTGCACGTAAACCAACTACCTGACCATAGATTGCAGTCATTCCATTAGTTATGTTCGTATCATTGATTCCAACTGTATTACCTACGGTGACAGCAACGGCAGTTGCACCAGATAGACCCACAACAGTAACCGTCGAAGGAATTGTTGCAGAAATGGTTGCTCCGGATATGTTAACATTAAGAGCACCATTTGAAACGGTTGCAAAATTTCCACCAGTGCCTGCAATGTTTACATAAACATAAGTTGATCCTGCAGGACCATATACAGAGATAGCGTCATTTGTTTTATTGATATATCGGCCACCAGTAACCTCTACTTGTGCACCTGTAGCAGTTCTGACATATACAGGCGCACCAGTCAATCCTGATACAGATACAGTTCCTGAAACTGGAACGGCTGTTCCGCTTGGTGTTCCTTGAATTGTAATTGTTCCGGTGAATCCAGAAATTGTAGCCGTCATTCCACCCGCTACGCTAACTGGAAGTGGATTGGCGGATGTTACTGGTGTTCCAGTTCCAGTAACACCATACATTAACTTAAAATATTGTGTATAGTACGTATATCCACCGGGATCCAAAATTGAATCTGCACCGATGAATACTGTTGCTCCGCTGTTCAACCCAATATAATTGCTTCCGTAATATGGTGAAATTGCCATTTTTGATCCTTATGTCTAGAATATTTATATTATATTATTTATTGGATTTTGGAGGAATGTGATATAAAATAACCATATGTACATCGATGATTTAGCAAAAGAACAATTTTCAAACAAAGTAATATCAAGAGTTTCATTAACTAAAATGAGTTTTATGGATTGTATTTTAGAAATTACAGAGGAGATGGGTTTGGATCCCTCAGCCTCAGCAAAACTCTTAACAAAACCAATAATTGAAAAGTTAGAACAAGAAGCAAAAAATTTGCACCTATTAAAAAAGGGAAAAACCAAAAAGTTACCTCTTGACTGATTTGTATTGGGTTATATATTAATAGAACACTAGGCCGAGGGAGATCCTCGGGGAAAGAAGATACTATGTCGAATTTTGCAGATTTCAAGAAGAAGAGTAAGAACTCAGTCGCATCTCTAACCGAGCGTTTGGATAAACTTACATCCAAAGAAGGATATAAGGATGAACGCATGTGGAAGCCGGGAATCGATAAAGCCGGTAACGGATATGCAGTAATCCGATTCTTGCCAGAAATTCAAGGTGAAGATGCACCGTTTGTGGCTCTTTATAGCCATGCATTTAAGGGTAAGGGTGGATGGATGTTTGAGAATTGCCCAACCACGCTAGGTGAGAAGTGCCCAGTATGTCAGGCCAATACAGAACTGTGGAATAGTGGTATTGAAGATGATAAGAATATTGCACGTAATCGTAAGCGTAAGTTGGCTTACATCTCAAATATTCTTGTTCTTGAGGATCCTGCTAATCCAGAGAATAAGGGAAAGGTATTTCTATACCAGTATGGCACTAAGATCTTCCAAAAGATCCAGAGCCTTGCTCATCCAGAATATCAGGATGAGGTTGCAGTCGATCCATTTAACTTCTGGACTGGTGCAGACTTCAAGATCAAGATTCGTAATGTCGGTGGGTATGTAAACTATGATCGTTCAGAGTTTGCAGCACCCGCACCACTACTTGGTGGTGATGACAAGAAACTTGAGGAACTTTGGAAGAAGCAGTATTCTCTCAAGGAGTTTACCGACAAGAGCCAGTTCAAGAGTTATGATGAACTGAATGCACGTTACAAGAAGGCTGTCGGAGATGATGTTCGCGCACAGTTTACCGAATCCAAGAACATCGAAGATGATGTTTCAAATCCGGTACAGTCTGAAGACATTGAGGAAAAGGATCCTCTAAAGTACTTCTCTGAAATGGAGAATGATTGAAAAAGCCCCCGAAAGGGGGCTTTTTTTATGCCCAGTGGGGAAATTTACTAAATTGTTCTCTACGTTGTAAAAAAATTAAATTGGTAGGATCTACTGTTGGTTTTTCTTCAAATTTATTTTCAGGTTTTGGATCGGGAATCCACTGAGTGCGCATTTCATTTGAATTGTTTTTAATCTGTGACTGCAATGAATCTACAGTCTCTCTTAATTCATTATAGTGATCTTCTGCATTAAATTTTAAAGACATATTTAATGCTGTCTTAGAAACTTCAGCCTGCGGTGCAGATTTTATATCAACCTGTGTTGGTGTATATGGAATCGAGGGAGGTAGGGGTACGTCCATCTGTGCAACAGATTCTGTATCCATTTTTATTGATGATGGAGTTAATGCCGGTGCAAATACTTGTTTTTCTGCATCGACATCTATTTGAATGTCTTGATCATTCATGGTTACATTCCTCCACTAAGATTATATGATTTTGCCATTTCTTCATGTTTCTTTTGTTCTTGATACTCAATGATGAGTTTGACATAGATTTCTCTTTCCCACCAAATCATGCTATCTATGTCGAATAAGTTCCATCCAAAATTATTTATTAAGGTAAAATTTGTTGTAAAATAATCTTTTAAATCAAAAAACTTTACCGATAGATAAAAAAACTTAAGATGCCGCTGACCTCCTTTTCACCGTCTTTGGTATCTAAAGTAATGTATAATTCAGGCAATTTTGTTAAAAAATGTTCTAGTTTTGGAACTATATTTAAAGGAAGATTATCCAACAACTTTTTAATTTCATCGGCTACAAAACGATCAACATAAAAAATTTCACCTTTGACAATTATTTTGTTTATACATGATTTTATTAATTGTTCTTTATCTAAAGATGATAATTTCAACAAATCTTTTATTGTCGGTGTGTGCAACATCAATGTGATGTTTTCATTTAGTTTTATTGTATCTTCTATTATGTTATTTTTAGTTTTAATATCGTATATGAAGACTTGAATTTTTTCTTGATTATAGATTAAATTAAGATATTCGTCTACACTTTTTGCTCTAATCTGTAGAAATAAAAATTCAGCATCAGCAAGACACAAATTTAAAATATCCAAACCTTCAGTATTTGATTTTAATAGTTCTAACATAGCATTTAGAGATAATTTTTTATTATCTTCTTGCAATACTATAGAAATATTTTTTGCATCTTTTACACGAAATGGTTTAAATGATACTTTTTGATTTGAAAACGGCAATACAGTTTCGTATTTTGGTAATAAATTTTCCAAAGACTGAAGAATGTCCATAACTCACCTTTTTTATTTAAATGTAAAATCTCTGTACATAAACAACACTTGATATGTAGAGTATTGATTTTGTTCCAACATTGTCAGATTTATCGGCATGCATTCGATTGGATAAACTTCAAAAAAAGTATATGTTCTATTGGTATTTCCATTTAAATCCAAAAAATTAATCTTCATTGTGCAATTATAAATGACATCGTCATAAAACGATAACTGGAATGGAGCACTGACAGAACCTCTTTGTCTTCCGCCTGAATATATTAAGTTAAACCATTGATCAAAAAAATCTGTAATAAAGTGATCATTTGTTATTGCAAAACTCACTAACACTCCCTGTGGAAATTTTTGATAACGTGGTACCGTTCTACCTAAACCATATCCTGCCAAATTATCAGCAATACCATCCAATGCTCTAGATCCAACAGTTACTGCTAAAGGCTGTAAATCTTTATTGTCAAGTTTAAGGGTTTTTGGTAACCCATCGAATGTCATAGAAAATCTATTTGATCTTTGCAAACCATTGTGGCGATCAAAATAATCTTTAATTGAAAGGATGGAATTTGTATTAGGCATTGTTAAATAAATCTTTTTCTGTTAAAATTTTAAATACAATGTTGTGGCTATCACAGTATTTTTTAGCGGCTTGCCACTTGGCTGAATTCATTATCCAAATGGCTTTTTCTTTTTTAGAAGCGTTCTCTTTTAAATACGTTTGTTTTTTAGGTTTAACTTCAACCATCCAATTATGCACACCAGAAGAATTTTTAAATTGAATCAAGAAGTCTGGAAAATAATTGTGCACCTTTTCATCCAATGGATTTACATAAGGAATTGCAATTTCCTCCGAAGACCATTTTATAATGTTTGGAGTTTCATCACAAAATTTGCAAACATTTCTCTCCCACAATGATCTGCAGACTATTTTTGACACATCACCAGCATATTTCTTAGGATTTTTGGGATTATAAATCGATCTATATGCCATATACAATATTTAGAGAATTTGTCTAAATATTCAATATGGCACAGTATTACTTCCAATATCCATACGGATCTTATGCCGCAGAACAACCTATGTGGATGAATTTTTATTGTGCTGGATACTCATTAGTAAATTCAGATAGAACCAGAGCAGGTGTAATTAATAGAGCATTTGCCCACCTAGTTCTACCGATGCCAAAAGAACCGGGATATCTTGCTGCACATGAATACGGTGAAAGCAACAACAATCCTGTAGGACCGATGTTGAGTCGTGCTGGTATCGCAAATTCAGGTGGTGGTGCGCAGGGTGCTATAAGTGTTTTAAAAAGAACTTTGCAACCAGCAACATTTTATTGGGAAAGAATGTTTGCTACCCCAACTTATCGTAGATTTAGTAATATTGCTGAAGCAACAATGGTATCAGAAGCAAGAAAGAAATATTATTTTCAATATTTGTTTGCACCAAAAAATGCAGATGAATCATTTCAAATAGATAATATTATTGGAACTTTTAGAAAATCCTCTTATCCCACTGTTGCTACAGGATTGCCTGAAAGAACATATCCACAGCAATTGTGGACGTTGCAAGTTTCTAGAGGAAATGGTGTGGCGTTTGGTTCAAATACTGATTTGACTGCAGATTGGTTGGGAGAACCATTAGTGTGTGTATTAGAAACAGTAAAAGTTCAAAAAAATGATGAAAGTGATCCTATAATCAGATATTTACCAGATGGAAAATCCTCATTAACAATGTTGGGTTTGGTGTTTAGTGAATTTGAAACAGGATCATATGATCCTTCTGTAAATGGAGTTCAATCCAAATCTGAAATTTCTTATAGATATTTTGGCACATCAACATGAAATTTTTTAAAAATCTACCACAAACAGGTTTTAATAGTTCTATTGGATCTTTTAGCATTTCTGATTTTTTTACTTATCTGGATGTTAATAGAAATGCAATTGATATAACTACCGCTAAAGTCGATGATAAAACAACTTTGGTAGAAGCCGCATATCGAGTCTATAATGATGTTAATAGTTTTTGGACATTTGTTGCAGCCAATCAAACTGTGAATCCATTTGATTTATTGGCACCAAATAGTACTGTATATTCTCAACAAAATATCAGTAAAATAAACTTATTACTATTTTCAAGCCCCGGAGTAACTACAGGCGCTTCGTCTTTCTATCCGGGAAGTATAATAATGCCTTATACCGGAAATACTGGAGCATCCTATCAATTGGGTGTAACTGGTAATTTTGATGTAAATGGTCCATTTACAATAGTAGAGGCCACATCATTCTATGATGGAAACATGATTATAGGCCCACAGTACAACAGTACTTTTATTAGTGTTACAGGTACAGCAGACCACGTTACCGTAATACAAAAAAATGTAGATGGTACATATACTTGGGCCGGGACATATTACACAGGAAATAAAAAATCTTCAGGTGATAGAATAATTCAAATTATTCAAAATACACAAGCCCAGACAATTTACAGAGAAACTACAACCGGAAACAGAACAATTGATTATGTACAACCACAGGCTGTTCCTGCTCCGGATGATGAAAATCAAATAGCGGTTCCTGCTGGAAGCACAGCTCCAACTCTCACTTATACAATTCAACAAACTGTTAACAACGCTCCAAAACAAATTCAAGCATATGTTCCCAGTCAACTTGGATTTGTTCAGAGTTCATTTATAACCACTAAGTATAGTTGATATGCCTAATACAAGTAAAAATTTTAATCCTGCGTATTCTACAATAAAGGCTATTTATTTAACCAGCAAATCAGATGGTACTACATCTAATGCTTTAAACATATTGCAACAAAACACACAGTGTAGATTTGAGCGACTTGAAACAGTTGAAAATATTAATGATGTATTTCCAAATGGAAGTATTGGTGTTACGGATCTTAGAGATATAGCAAGTTATATCGGTTACAATAATATTACAAATGTTATCATTGAATTCTTTAATGGTTCAAAATGGATTTGTGATATTACCAGCGCATCATATAGCAGTAATGCGGCTTCCGATACTGAAGATAATATATTTGTAATTCATTTTACCAATTCATATTATCGTTATTTTTCTTCAAATACTTTAACTGAATTGATGTCTAATCAGGGATATGGGCGTCCAACAGTTTTTACTATTGATGAATTTGTAAAGATATTAAAAAAGGACATTTTTGGAAATACTGGTGGGTATAGCGATTCTGCAAGCAATTATTTTTTATATAAACCACTAATACCATTTAATAATCGGGAAGAAACAATCCCCGACAACGCAGTAGAAATGTTAAATTATCTTTCTACGGGTGCTGTAGGAGTGACTGGCCAATCACCAAATTTTTTATTTTGGACAAGTTTTGGTGGAGATGTAAATTTTAAATATTTTCAAAGAGGGCTTACACAAGATCCATCATATAAAACAATAGATGCTGATTATAGAAATATAGCCGTTTTTAATGGTGATTCTGTTATACAAAAACTTTCTGATAAAAAAATATATCGAAAAGCATACTTTTTTGCTACTAATCCAGCATTTCAATGGATTTCTAAAAATTATTATTATGTTAGAAAAACACCAAAATATCTGGATGAATTGCCGACCGAATTTCTTGCAGAAGATGCTGATTCAGAGTCTTATACCAGAGGAAATTTGGCATTTCACTTTCAAGATGATGGCGAAAAATATAATATTGATATAGTAACTATAGATGGAAGAGGAAATACTGCACCAAAAGGTGGAGATAGGTTGATGGTTGAAAATAGTTGGGGATATTTTGATGGAAATGTTCCAACAAATAATAAATCAAATCCAAGTTTTCTTAATAACAATTATGGAACAAATGACGCATATCAAACATTGAATTTTATGGGTAAAACTGGATATATGCCATTTTTAGATAGCCCCGATATGTGGAAAAATATGTTTGATTTGACTCCAATACATCCAAATTATCCAGATCCATTAACATCAAAAATAGTAGCAGGAAAAGATACGTATTTGGATAAAATAATGCAGATTCGTTATTATGTCTCAAATTATTTAAATTATTATGATGGTCCCTTGCCATTGGATGGTACTACAGGTGGAGACCGTTTAACTAAATTGAGACAAATTGAAAAGCAAAATTTTGTAATGTATTCATTATGTTGTATGGGAAATTCAGAAGATTGTTTCTTTGCAGTTTTACAGAGATATGAACCAGATTCAACCTATTATTCAGAACAAGGACCGTATCACGGACAAGGTCAAACTGGACCAAATGGTGCAAAATATTATCGATATAAATGGAATAAATTAAATTTTACTTCAGGTGCTTCTGGTGTAACAAGTGCATATGGAATTGCAAGCGGTAGATCCGGCAATACTTATGAGGGGCATCAAATTGAACAGTGGTCTCTCGATCCATCAATCAAATCTGGAATAACTCAAGATAATACTTGGGCTATAAATTTAAATGAACGTGGATTGACTGGAAATTATTTACCACCTGGATGGGTACCCATTTCGGCTCCATCTAGTAATTTTAAATATCGTCCAATTGGTGCCATAGGTTCTAGTATTTCTGACTCGGGAGATATTGTACACATTGCGCGTGTATGCATACAACAAGTTGGTGCTAATGATCAATTAGTCTATTTTTGGGCTGAAAATGTTATGGATGGAAGCTGTTAATTCTCGGAGATTTTATTATGTCTAAACAGATTGTAGTACGTGGATCAAGCGAAGTAAAAAATGCTTTTTATTCTGTTAATTCGCGTGATGTATACGATTGTGCAAATGGAAGAATAACCCAAGGTAACTGTGGGGCTCCAGCATCATTGGATGCGTGCTTTAAACAATACCCGCAAATTTTACAAACTGCAAAAGCTATAGGTTTTTATAATACAGATTTATATGGTCCATCTGGATATACTTTATGGACAGGAAATCCGGGAGGATCATTTGGTAAAGGATTGGATTTATATTTTAATACCACAACCGAAGAAGTAAATCTTGTTGCAAAATTGTTAGGAACTGCATGGACTGGTTGTTTGTGGGGTACACCAAATGCATCATACAGTAGCAACTGCCCAGATATTGGACCTAAGTATGAGGCATATATTAAACACCGCTTGAATGATGCTTCTTTTTGGAATACTCCAGTAGAGGGTCCAGTACAGCGTGCAGAATTTGTGGACGCATTACAATATGGGAGAAAGGTAGATATAACTATAGCCGGTGATTTTAATTTAAAAGTAGGCCAAGTTGTTAATGTTAAGGCCGATGCTTTGAGCGGATATCCATATGTCTCGACTCCATCGTATTTAAATGGATTATATTATATAACAGGAATAAAACATGTAGTAAGTAATTCGGGAACCCATGAAACTGCATTGGCATTAAGTCAAATTGCAGGAGTAAGCGGTCCATATTACCCTTGATATAAATATTCTGATGGCATTAAAAGATTTTTCCATACTATTAGAAAAAATATCTACAAATTCAACCAAAAAAGATTTGGCTGTTGTGAGTGGATTTAATGCCTATTCTCAATATATTGAAGCTGTTTGCAAAACCCAAAAAGGCGAACTTGTTTCAAATATGAATTTAGGATCAGATTATTTTAAATATATCTTCAATGGGCAAGGAAATGTGGGTTCATTGGAAGTAAGTTTGGCAGCATATATAAGTGCTGCAATTCCGGAATTGTCAAATGTACAAGTAAATGTAGAATATATAACTGATACAGTAATTCAGTTTTTAGTTACTTATTTGATAACTGATGGAATAAATACACAAAATAAAGCAAGCACCTATATAGAGGTTCAACTACAATGACCTATCAACTTCAAAATCTTGATGTATCGTCTTTGGATTTTGACGATATAAAAACATCTTTAATCTCGTTTTTTAAACAACAACCAGATTTAGCCGATTTGGATTTTGATAATAATGCAAGCACCACAAATTTATTGATTAATATTCTAGCCACTGTTACTGCATATAACGGCGTGTATTCACAATTTGGTTATGTAAATTCTTTTGCAACAACCACAACACTGTTACAAAGTTTATTGGGTATAGCAGCCAACAGTTCAGTTTTAATTGCACCTACACAAGGGTCAACAACTGTAGGTAGCATCAGTACATCAGGTGTTACTTTACAAAGTTATAGCACCTTTTTGGCCACATCTACGAATGGTGCAAATTTGTATTTCTTTAATACTGATGCTGTAAATCCAAATACTAATACCACTCTTACTCTCTATTCCGGTTCCCAAGTTGTTAATTATACAAATTATGATTACAAAACACAATCATGTCAGTTGCCATACACAGTGGATCCGAGAACTATTAAATTTTATACGGCTCCATTAAATTCGTCTAATGTAACAACATGGACAAGAGTAGATCGTGGATCAAATGCAAGCACAGGAAATAAAACAACATTTACCGTTATAAATGGACCAGAAGGTTATATTGTTACAAACAATTTGCCCTCTGCACAAACAATTACTACTGCAAGTACAGTATTAATTAAAGCAGTTGTTTCTAATGGTGTTGCAGCAAATAACTCTACTATAATACAACGTCCAGACGTATCATTCATTTCTTCTAGTACGCCTTCAGGGGGATATGATCAAATTTCTGTTCCTCTGGCAAGATATAAATTATTGTTTAATGCCACTGGTCAAGATCGCTGTGTTACACTTAATGATTATGTTAATGCGATTTTAAGTTCTGGTTTAGATGGAACATCAGATTCTTCACTTATTACAGTACAAAATGATTCAAACACTCCCGCTCTTGTAAAAATTTATGTTTCAGGATTGTCTGCATCAAATCAAACAGCATTGATGCAATATTTAAATACAAAAGCAGTTGCTGGAATTAATTTAACTTATAGTTTATGATTTTATTATTCAACAATCAACCGGTTACCTTAACTAGTAAAGTTTCTATTTTATTAAATAATGTTCAATTGATTGGTGGAAGTAATAAGGAAAATAGATTCAATATACTAAACAAAGCGAATAATTCGTGGTTGGCAGATGAATTAACTGTTGAGTCTTTGTTTCCCCAATGGTTAATCAAAGAATATAAGAATAATCCGAGTAATGTTACAATCATAACAATTGTTAAAAATTATATGAGATGGCTTTTAAGCCAAGATTATGGATATGGCGCACAATTAAACTGGGAAAATTTGAGAATACCATTATATGCAAATTCAGTATTTCTGGAAGCATATGCGGATTTTTATTTTCCAAATGCAGATTTTTCACAACAGCCATTATCAAATGTTCTCACAAATATTAGAGCATTTTCTGTGATGGCCGGCAAAGATTATTTTGACATAAAGGGAACTCCTGCTGCTATAAAATATGTAATATGTTCTCTTTTAGGATTTCAATGGAATGATGTGATTGTTTCGCAATCAACGTCTTCCACAATTTTAATATCGATAGCATCTGCTCAAAGTTCTAGTTTAAATCAGTATAAACCTTTTTTAATGAATTATGTAATTCCTGCGGGGATTGTAGTCAACTATAGTACCTTTTAATTGAGATATTTTTATGATTAAACAAATGGTTATGTTTGCGGCATCTTTGGCTTCTAGAGGTTTAGGAAATAAAAAAACCGATCTAGAAACAAAACAGTTGCGGGTTGTTTCTTGTTTTGGAATAGAAAATAAAATTAGCCCATGTCCATTTTTACGGATTAGCCATGAACAAGGAAATAAACATTTTTGTGGAAGATGTGGGTGTGGTGACAGATCACACACATGGCTAATCAAAGATTCTACAGAATATTCTAAATTAGATTATCCCGTATTAAATTGTCCTGTCCACATGCCCGGATTCAGTAATTATGATCCAAATTTTAATATACCTGAAATCAAAGAAAGAAAAGAACAGATAGAATCTTTGGAGCCAGAGGAGTTAAAATTAATTCAAGTTACTATTGGTGGAACCGACTAATACAGATATTTGCTTTATACAATAAATAAAATTGTATAAAATTCATAAATATTTGTATGGCCATCGCTACCAAACAAGAATTTATTGATTTTGCTTTTAGAAAACTGGGTGCTCCAGTAATTCAAATCAATGTCGATCCACAGCAAGCCGAAGATCGTTTACAAGAATCTTTGGAGTATATGCATGAGCGTCATTTTGATTTCAATGAACGTGCACTCTTTGTTGTACCAGTAACAGCAGGAAATTTAACACAAAAATACTTTGATGTCAATAATTTTGGTTATGCAGTTGGAGCGCAAGGCGTAACTTCTTCTGATACCGGTTTAACTGCTTACTGGCCTTCTGCTAGCGATATTAGGACTATTAGCAAGGTTTATAGTCCCGGTAGCGTTGTTGGTGATTACATGTTTGATTTGAGATATCAGATGACTTTGTTTGATTTCTTTGGTTTATATTTTAATCAAGGCGGTTTGTCTCAAGGTCCGATGGCAACGTACATGGAAAGCATGCAATATCTTTCCTTGATTGAAGATGTTTTTAATTATCCTGTATCTTATACTTACACCAAATCAACCAATAGATTGTTTTTGGAAGCCCAACTCAGCAAACAGCAAAATTTAAATTATTTGATGGTTGAGGCATATGTACAAGTAAATCCAGATTATTATCCTGCCGTTTGGAATGATCGTATCTTCCAAAGACATTATGCCGCTTTATTAAAGAAACAGTGGGCTCAAAATTTAATGAAATTTGCTGGAATGCCTTTGCCAGGTGGTGCACAACTCAATTCCGCAGCCATCATGCAAGACGCTACCCGAGAACTAGACACACTAGAAGCAATGCTAGTAAGAACACAAGAACTACCAGTAGACCCCTTGATAGGATAATATGGCAACAAATCCATACATCAATACAACTTCAGTTTATTCTGAACAAAAACTTGTTGAAGATATCACTGTCGAATTGATACAGGGTATGGGACAGGATTGTTATTATGTTCCTAGAAAATATTTTAGTATAGATACAATTTTTGGTGAAGATCCATCTTCTTCGTTTAAAAAGGCATATACACTAGAAATGTATATCGCTTCTTATAAAGGATTTGATGGTACGGATGTTATTACACAATTTGGTTTGGAAATCAAAGACAAAATAAGTTTAATTTTTGCTCGTCGTAGATTCGGTGAAGAAATAACTGCAATGGATTCTACCATAACCAGACCCCGTGAAGGTGATTTGATTTATTTTCCATTATCCAAGTCATTGTTTGAAATAAACTTTGTTGAACATGAAAATCCTTTATACCCATTAGGAAAACTTTACACGTATCAAATTACTGCAGAACTGTTTACCTACAGTTACGAAAAGATTGCTACAAATCAAAAAGATATCGATTCTCCGTATACAAGTACCAAAGGATCTTCTGGTTCAACTATGATACCATTGGCAAATAATCTTGGAACTACATATGGAAACAATGATGATCTTACTGGTGAAAGTAAGAATTATGGATTTGATCCAAACAATCCATTTAATCAGAGTACCTGTTCTGGCTGCAGCTGCTAAGGAATAATATGTTTGACTACTTTTATAACCATAATTTAAGAAAACTTGTAGTTGGTTTTGGCAGTTTGTTTAGCAATATTCAAATTGCACACATTGACCCCGATACAAATGTATCAACCAATATTAGAGTTCCGATACATTATGCTCCACAAGAAAAATTTATTCAAAGATTGCTGCAACCATCTTCAATTACTCCCGGTACACGTGTAGAAATTCAAGTTCCTATAATAAGTTTTATAATGAATTCTGTGACTTCTGATCCAGGTAGAAGACTGCCACGTATCGCATCAGCAACAAATTGCAATGGGAAATCTGTAAACTCGCAAATCCCAGTAAACGTTTCTTTTAATTTGTTTGCATATACACGCCATACAGATGACATGTTACAGATTGTAGAACAAATTATGCCTTATTTTGTTCCAGATCATATTATAAGTATGAACATGAATGATGCAGAAAGTAGTGTAAATATACCTATTACCATGGTTAGCAATAATTTAAGTGAACGATATGAGGGTGATTTAGCAAGCAGAAGATTGAATATTGCAACATTTCAATTTGTAGCAAAATCTTGGATATTCGGTGAGGTGAAAGCTACAACAACCATTGATACAATCAATACAGCTGGAACGAATATAATCTTTAGTTAACTATGAATATTAATAAAAATTTAGCCAAGTTGTTTGATGTCTCGGAACCAAAAACAATTACGCCAACAGGAAATGCGAGTGGCGGGACTTTTGATAACAATAATTTTCAAAAAGATTATGCTTTAGTACAATCAAATTTAAAAGAATTGATAGGAAGTGGGAACGTTGCTTTGGAATCAGCATTAAAAGTTGCTACGGAATCCGATAGTCCTAGGGCTTTTGAAGTCGTTGCTATTCTTTTAAAGACTATGGCGGACCTAAACAATAATGTATTGGATATACATAAAAAAGCCAAAGACACAACAGGAAGCAAAGTAGAAGTAAAACAAACCAACAACTCTGTTTTTGTAGGTTCTACAAAAGACTTGCAAAACCTTTTAAATAAAGAACGAAGCACAGAAAAAAATATTGTGGATGCAGAGGCAGTTAATAATGAGTCAAAACCAAGTTAATCAAGGTTACAGAAATAATCCAAAGTTAAAACCTCCCGGGGTAGATCTTCAATACACAAAAGAACAGTTAGAAGAATATATCAAGTGTGCAAAAGACCCAGTTTATTTTTGTAGCAAATATGTAAAAGTCAAAACTCTAGACAAAGGTGTGATGCCTTTTAAGTTGTATGATTATCAAGAAAAATTTGTTAAAACAATTCACGAAAATAGATTTACAATTTCAAAATGGCCTAGACAATCTGGTAAATCGACATCGGTAATTGGATATATTACCCATTATGTTACTTTTAATCAATCGGTAAGTTGCGCTATATTGGCCAACAAATTAAAAACGGCTAAGGATGAACTGTTTGCTAAACTTCAACTTGCTTATGAAAATCTTCCACATTTTTTACAACAAGGTGTAATAGAATGGAACAAAACTAGTTTTAAATTAGAAAATGGATCTAGAGTAGTATGTGATGCAACATCCTCTTCCGCAATCCGTGGTGGTTCATATAATCTTCTTTTGTTGGACGAATATGCCTTCTTGCCGTCACACATTGCAGAAGAATTTTATTCTTCTACATATCCAACCATCTCCGCTGGTCTTACCACAAAACTTATTATTGTTTCCACGCCAAATGGTATGAATCATTTTCATAAGTTGTGGGTAGACGCCAACAGACCGGACGGACATAAATTAAAGAATAAATTTGTTCCTATTGATGTTTCTTGGAGAGAAGTTCCAATTACTCCCGGTGGACCAAAAAGAGATGATGTGTGGGCCGCAGAACAGATTGCAAATACAAGCGAAGAGCAGTTTCAACAGGAATATGGCTGCAGTTTTTTAGGATCATCAAACACGTTGGTATCATCTACAAAATTAAATGTATTGGCACCAGAAGAATTTATTTCAGAAAATGTGGAAGGTCTTAGAATCTTTGAACAACCTCAAAAAGATAAAATGTACTTTTTACAGGCTGACGTTTCAAGAGGACAGGGAGCCGATTATTCTGCTTTCACAATAATCGATGGAGCAAATGCTCCCTATAAAGTTGTTGCATCCTATAGGAACAATACGATAAGTCCGTTTAACTTTCCCACAACCATATTGAATGCTGCAAAACAATATAATAATGCTTTTGTTTTAATTGAAACAAATGATCTTGGCGGTCAAGTTTCCAATATTTTGCATTCTGAGTTGGAGTATGAAAATGTATTGATGACTAAAATATTGGGTCGCAAAGGTCAAATTTTATCTCAAGGTTTTGGTGGAGTAGGTAGAAATGAAATGGGTTTAAGAACCACAGCCCAAACCAAAAAAATTGGATGTGCTATTTTAAAACGATTGGTCGAAGAAGATAAAATTTTGTTAAACGATGATCGAATTATTACTGAACTTATGTCATTTGTCTCCAGATCCAATACATATAAAGCCGAAGAAGGCCAAACTGACGATCTAGTGATGACGTTGGTATTCTTTGCTTGGCTCACCCGCCAAGACTATTATGCAGATCTCATTGAGCAATCAAAATTTAACTATGAAGATGCTCAAAAACCAGAGGATGATAATATTTTATTTGTACCACAGCAAAAAAATGATGACGATGATTGTGAATTTGTACATGGAGGGGCAGTTTGGTATCCTTCGTAAAAATGCTAAATATTTTTGCAATTATTAAGGATATTCAATGCCATCATTAAGCTCTTTCATCAATTCAAGCCAATATTCCACAGAAAGTACGAACATACCCTTGATTGCGGGTATGCAATTGGGTTCTACTTATAATACTGGATTATCTTTTAATGGTTATTGTGGCGCCGCCGGAAATGATCCCGGAGGTTTATTTGGTTGGCTAACATATGCCCGGTCAATTGTAGCAAACCCAATTAGAGGAAAAACAACCGATAGTTACATTGTATACACCAATCCACAAGATATGGTCAATGATCTTGATCTGTTAACTGGTGTAACTTCTTGTCTGGTATCGGCTACAGGTGCAGGTGGAACTTATGGTTTGTTCCAAAACAATGGAACAACTAATAATGTTTACAGATTATCGCCACGTCCTGCTGGAAATGATTTTTTATATGCCATTTCATATTTGGCTTATGGTGGAACGTTGGTTGTTGTTGGTTCAACTTCCGGTTTTCAAAAATATACAATTGACAGCAATAAGTATTTGGATGTGGTAATCGGGCAGTCCGCGAACAGCGATTTGTGCAAATTTTTAATAAATCAATATTATACTTTTGGAATTTTTCCAACACTAGCAGATAGCACAGGTCAAACTGGAAACAGTTATTCTATAGCAAATTATACTAACCTATTTGGTTCAGCAAATTATGTTGTTACAGGTTCTACTGTAGCAAATCGTATTTTCAATGTTTATGGTGTAAAGCAATATACTGATATTGATACTACAACTTTGCTTTCAAATAGTAAAATAACTTATACACTTCCTGCAGTGTCTGATGTAGGTGGGTTTTTTACTAGAGCCAAAAACCGTAAACAACAGTATCTAACTGTTGCCGGAACTGATCTTGGAAAAGTATTAAACGGAAGTATAACAAACACGATTGACTGGGCAAATCCAGATACCAATACACTAAGAACCAATAGAGTTAATTTCTTTTTAACTTATACACCACCATTTTTGGGTTCCGATTTAATCGGAGCCACCTATTCATCTAGTATTGGTTCTTCAGATCGTGTTGGTCCTTCGCAGATGTATGCAAAAGTTTATAGTATTTTGAATACTGTTGGACAAAAATATTTGTTTCAGATTAACAATTCTGCTACACGATCACAAGTCACTTCCGCCATTCAAACCCAACTTGAGCCTTTAAGTCCATATTTGGATACCACACAAACTCAAATTACTTGCAATGCAACAAACAATACAGACAACTCAAATACTTTGACTATGTCTGTGGTAATCAAACCAATTATCAGCATAAATTCATTTGCAATTAATCTGTCGCTCACACAATAATGTCAAATAACAATTCCATAATTAATTTTAAAAATGCATTTAATGGTGGAACCCGCGCCAATAGATTTCAAGTCATTCCAATTTGGCCAGCAAACGTCAATGTTTCTAATGATGATGCACAATTTAAAATAGTATCTGCATCTCTACCAAGTACATCAATCAATACTATTTCTGTTCCTTATCGTGGTCGTCAAATAACATTTCCCGGTGACAGAATGTATAGTACATGGGCTGTTGGCATTTATGATGATAACAATACAGAAAATTTATGGAAAGCATTTCATACTTGGTCAGAGTTGATGGATGGGCATTATACGCACAATGTTTATAATGACAATTATTCATATTCACAATTACAAACGACGTGGAAAGTACAACAATTAGATTTAAATGGTGGAGTTCAAAAAACAGTATTGCTCTACAAATGTTGGCCGTCTGTAGTTGGTGAAATCAATTTAAATATGGGCGAAGTTGGAATTGTAGGATTTAGTGCAACAATAACTTTTGATTATATTCAAATTTTAGATAACTATAATAATTAAAATGCTAATAGATTTTAAAAATAAATTCTCTGGTGGTACAAGATCCAATAGATTTAGGATCACGGGATCATTCCCAACTGGTGGTGGTTTTACTGATTTTCACGTAAGAGCAACTACAATCCCAACCGTAGAATCCAAAACCATAAGTTACGATTATTTTGGAAGAAAATACCATTATCCTGGAGAAAAAAGTTATGGTACATGGTCTTTTACTGTTTTAGATGATACCAATAACCATAATTTGTGGGGCCAATTTCAAAAATGGCAAAATTTTATAAACGATCATAATAGTAATCTATCGACTATCAACGCATCCCAATATAAAGCAGACAATTGGAAAATACAACATTTAGATTTAAATGACACAGGCATACCTTTAAAGGAATTTCAACTTAATGGGTGCTGGCCAGCAGGAATACAACCCATTACCCTAAACATGGGCAATCCAAATCAGTTAAATACTTTTAACGTTATTATTGTGTACGATTATATTCAGATTACAGGAATTACAAAAACAAGTTAAGGTGAAATATGGAATTAGATTTATTTGGATTTCAATTTGGTAAGAAAAAAGCAGATAAAACTGAAAAAGAACAGTTATCAATACAAGCATTTTCTGCACCAGAAGTTTATGATGGTACAGTAACTGTTGAGGCTGGAGGCTTTTTTGGAACCGTATTGGATTACGCTACCACCATGCGCGACGAAAGCGCATCTATTATTCAATACAGAAACATGTCAGTTTATCCTGAATTGGATAATGCCATAGATGAAATTGTTAATGCTTCAATAGTTCCCGGTTCCGACCACCAACCAGTAAAACTTGATTTATCAAATTGTCCTGTTTCAGAAAATATCAAAACAAAAATATATAAAGAATTTGATGCAGTTTTGCATTTACTTGATTTTAATCACAGATCTTATGAAATTTTTAGAAGATGGTATATTGATTCTAAAATTTATTATAACTTAGTTATTGATAAAGATCTGCCGAATGAAGGTATCAAAGAAATCATTCCAATTGATCCTTTAAAGATTAAAAAAATTCGTAAAATTAAAAAAGAAATGGACAAGGGAACCAATGGAACTCCTGTCCAAATCGTAAAAGAAGTTGAAGAATTCTACGTCTATACCAATACAGACAAAGAATCATATGTAATGACCGGGCCACAGGGATTGCATTTATCCATGGACAGCATTGTATATGTTCCATCTGGATTGGTTGATTTAAACAGCAAGCGTGTTTTAGGTTATCTGCACAAAGCAATTAGACCTCTAAACATGTTGAGGCAGATGGAAGATGCCCTGTTGGTTTATCGTATCGCAAGAGCACCTGAACGCCGAGTATTCTATGTTGACGTTGGTCAATTGCCAAAACAAAAGGCTGAACAATACATGCGAGACATGATGAGCCGTTTCCGCACCAGACTGGTGTATAACCAAGATACCGGCGAAGTGCGCGACGAGCGTAAGTTTATGTCTGTGTTGGAAGACTATTGGCTTCCACGAAGAGAGGGTTCTCGTGGAACAGAAATCACTACTCTGCCTGGCGCACAATCTCTTTCACAAATTGAAGATGCCGAATACTTTAAAAAGAAGTTGTACGGTTCACTTAACGTTCCATTAAGCCGCCTGCAACCAGAGAGCAATGGATTTAACATGGGTAGATCTTCAGAGATTACCCGCGAAGAAATTAAATTCTATAAGTTTATTGATAGACTACGTTTCCAATTCTCCAAATTATTCATGGATGTTCTTCGTGTACAGTTACTCTTGAAGGGAGTAATGACTGACGAAGATTGGAGACAACTGAAGACAGATATGAAATTTGTCTTCAATACAGATAATTATTTCTGGGATTTGAAAGAAGCAGAAATTTTGTCTGAACGTCTTAAGATGCTTAGTTATGTTGAGCCATATATCGGCAAATATTTTTCCACCGAATATGTCAAGACAAAGATACTCAAGTATCTACCAGAAGAGTTACAGGAAATGGAAAAACAAATGGCTGTTGACAGACAAAGAATGGCACAAGAACAAGCAGCAGCCGCAGCAGCACAGCAAGCAGCACAACAAGGTCAGGTATAACAATGCAGAACACAACTTCTTTGCTATTAAAACATGGAATCGAAGGCTTATTGGAAGAAAATGAAAACTATTTTCAGAACAATGTTGCACAAGTACTTGCCATCAAATTGAATGAAAGTTTTTCAGAAATCAAAGAAACTGTTTCTAAAAATTTGCTGTTCACTGAAACAGTAACAGACAACAGTGCTGAATTGAATGAGTTTTTAAATTTTGTTGATAATTTTAAACCAGGAAATTATAAATTTAAAAATGGCTCTAGTATAAATATTACGGAATCTGATATGAATTTGTTAACAAATTTGTTTGAAGAACTGAACCCACAAAACAGACAGATAATGGTTTCTGAAATTTTTACTGATGGTGCAAAATTCAAACAACATCTAACATTTTCACAGAAAGTAAACAAACTAACATGAAAAATAATATCAAACAAATGCTAAAAAATGTGATTGAGGAAAATGCAGTTTCTTTTAAGGAGCAGACTGCAAAAGTTCTTTATGGTAAAGTTGGAAGCAGATTACAAGAACAATACAAGTCTGTCGCTAAGAATATCATGTCAGGACAAATAAACAAATGAAACTAATCACAGAATTAACAGAAGATATCAAGTATATCAAAGAGAATGTTGGTAACGGCGAGAAAGCCTACTTCATTGAAGGTATCTTTATGCAAGCCAGCGTAAAGAATCGAAATGGAAGAGTATATCCCCAAGGCATTTTAGTAAATGAATGCAAGAGATATATCAGAGAATACGTTGATAAGGGTCGTGCTCTCGGCGAGTTAAACCATCCAACGGGTCCAACTGTTAATCTTGATCGTGTTTCTCACATCATTAAAGAACTCCACGAAGATGGCAACACCATTTATGGTAAGGCAAAAATCATGGACACGCCAATGGGTAAAATTGTCAAAAACCTCATTGAAGAGGGTGCCCAGTTGGGTGTATCTACCCGTGGAATGGGTTCGCTGAAATCCAAGAATGGGTATCAAGAAGTTCAAGAAGATTTCATGCTCGCTGCCGTTGACATTGTTGCAGATCCATCTGCTCCCAATGCATTTGTCAATGGAATCATGGAAGGTAGAGAATGGATGTTTATTGAAGGAACGTGGCAAGAGCGCGAGGCAGCAGCAGCCAAACGTTTGATCAACAACTCATCTAGCAGAAATCTCAATAAAAATATTGTCAGGGTGTTTGAAGAATATTTTAGAAAAATACAATGAGTTCTTTTTTACCAATTTCTTCAAAAAATTATTTACTCGAAACTCTTTCATCAACAGAGAGGTCGAGAAATATAGAATTTTTGAAAGAAATTGCAAAATCTCCATCTTTAAAATTATCTGATCCTCAGGGTACAACAAAATCAATGGGTTCTGGGATGGGAACCGGAGCACCAAAAGGTAAAAAAGAAGAAGATATAGAAAAAAATCAAAATGCAGACAATGTTCTGTTTGGAGATACCGAGAAAGATGATTGGGGATTGGGGCATGCTGCAGGTGCATATGCAATAGGAAAAATTGCAGGTGGTCTTGCCGATACAATTGATGCTTCGGGAGCACAAAAATTTGGTGATATGGTTGGACTTGGTAAATTTATGTCAAAAAATCCTTCGGGATTCTTTGGAGATGTTGTGGGTGGAATAGCCAAAGGTGCAGTAAGTGCAGTCCCCGGAGTAACTTCGAAACTCTTAAGGCAAGTTGCAGATATTAGCGGTGCCAATTGGTTTGATGCAAATATTGGAAATATAGGACAAAGCCAAATGCAATTGGCTGCACAAGGAGCGGGCAAACCTTGGACACCTCTTGTAGTTCCAAAACAGGCTGCAAATAAAGTAACTCCATATGATCCAAATTATCAGCAAAACAAATATATGGGTGCAGCAGAAAAAGCAGAAAAAATAACAAAATTAAGAAAAAAAGGTTATAATATTCCTTAATTTTAAAAACTACTAAATATTTTACAAGGATTCCTTTACTATGAAAAATAAAAGAAAGAACAATATTTCAGAAGCAACCGCTGAGGCTATGGGTCTTGGTGGTTATGCACAATCCGCAGGACACTCAGATTATGATCAATCTGGTCGCGGCTCAGTTATTCCATCCCCATCCAATACTACTGCAGTTCCAATTGTAGCAGCATCCATGTCTGCACAAGGCATGCCCGTTGTTACAAGAACTGCTCCGGGTACTCACGCAACCAAAGCATATCAAGATATCAGTGAACCCCACGACGGTGAAGAAACTGCAACAAGATCTAATACACAGGAAGGTGAAGATTCAGAAGAAGAAATGCTCGAACACGAAGAAGAAATGCACGAAGAAGCAAAGATTGAATTCCGCAACGCTTTAATTTCTCTTCTTGGAGAAAATGTAGACGCTTCTCTGGTCAATAAACTCGAAGCTATCTTTGAGGCCGCTGTTTCTGATCGTGTAGAAAAAGTCGTTTCACAAATCGTTGAAAACGTTGACGGAAACGTAAAGACTTATCTTGACGACATCACCGAATCTTTGGTTGGAAAGGTCGATGATTATCTAGATTACGTTGTAGAAGAATGGATGACTGATAATTCAGTAGCCATCGAACAAGGTATCAAGACCCAAATTGCTGAAAACTTCATCAGCGGTCTAAAGAACCTTTTTGAAAATCACTACATCGACGTTCCTGCCGAGAAGTACAATGTTCTTGACGAACTTTATGCTTCAAACAGAGAACTAGAAGAAAAACTAAATGAGGCTTATAATTACAACATCAACCTCCGCAAGGAAGTTTCTCTAACTGAATGTGCTGGAATCTTTGTTGCAGAAACAAAGGATCTTGCTGATACTCAAGTTGCAAAACTTCAAGGTTTGATGGAAAACGTTTCCTTTGAAAGCCCAGAAGAATACCGCGAAAAGCTCGTTGCAATTCGTGAAAATTACTTGAACACACGTCCTGCTCCTGCTCGCACAATCGAGCCAGAACAAACGTTTGCTCCAGTTAGAACTGCATCAACAAACCTCGTAGAAAACTACGTTGGTGCACTCGGAAGACTTAACAAGAAACTCTAAAATTTTACTTTACTAAATAATTTTACTCACTAGGAGATAATAACTACAATGAATTTTCAAGAAAATACACCATATGACGTTTTGACTGAAAAGTGGAATCCCGTACTAGAACACGAGGCTCTTCCAACCATTCAAGACGAATACCGTAAGAAGGTCACCGCCGTTCTTCTCGAAAACCAAGAACAAGCCCTTCGTCAACAACATCTAACCGAAGATATGAGCCAAGGAACTTTCTCTGGTGGCTCTAACTTTGGTGGTCCAGCCACTTCTACTGGTTACAACGTTGGTGCAGTATCTGGTTATGATCCAGTTCTCATCTCGTTGATCCGTCGTTCCATGCCAAACTTGATGGCTTATGACATCTGCGGCGTTCAGCCAATGACCGCGCCAACAGGTTTGATCTTTGCCATGCGTGCAAATTACCAATACGCTGGTACAGGCAAAACCTACGGTCAACCCGGTTATGTCGAAGCCATGTTCCAAGAACCACAACCATCTTACGGTGGTTCAGGATGGACTTTGGATTCAACCTTTGCTGCATCTAAGGGTGTATCTGCTGGTTGGAATATTGGTAACGGTTTAACCAGCTGGTATAATATTGGTAGTAGCGCCATAGCAAATCTACGTGGATTGTTAACAAACAACGGTGAAGGTATCGGAAGCAATCCTACTGGAACTAGCGGTGGTTACGTTACTCCAGGAACTGCTCAATATGGTACTTGGAACCAAATGGCGTTCTCAATCGACCGTGTTGCTGTTGCAGCCCGTACACGCGCTCTAAGCAGCAACTATACTGTTGAATTGGCCCAAGACCTTAAGGCTGTTCACGGTCTCGACGCCGAAGCAGAATTAGCTAACCTACTCAGCACAGAAATTCTTGCCGAAATCAATCGCGAAATCGTCAAGACCATTTACTATGTTGCTAAGACTGGTTCACAACAATCTGATCTTCAATATACAAATATTGGAAGCAAACCAGGTGGTGTATACAACATGGATACCGATGCAGATGGTCGTTGGTCTGCTGAACGTTTCCGTGGCCTCAGTTTCCAAATTGAACGCGAATGCAACTATATTGCCAAGGAAACCCGTCGTGGTAAGGGTAACTTTGTAATCTGCGATAGCGATACCGCAGCCGCCCTAGCCATGTCAGGATTCATGAGCCTCAGCCCAGCAATTGCTCCTCAACTAAATGTTGATGACACTCAAAGCACCTTTGCTGGTATCTTGAGTGGTAAGATTAAGGTTTATATCGATCCATATAGCCCCGCAGGTGTAAACTTCTTCTGCGTTGGTTATAAGGGAGACTCACCTTATGATGCTGGTCTGTTCTACTGCCCATACGTTCCGCTACAAATGGTACGTGCAGTTGATCCTGCTACTTTCCAACCACGTATTGCATTTAAGACTCGTTATGGTGTAGTTTCCAATCCATATGTTCTTAATAGCAACAACGTCCCAGACCAAGATACACTAGCTCAAGGTCTAAACCAATACTACCGTATCACAGCAATCAAGAGCTTGCACGGTAACTCCTACTAATCCAGTAGCATAGGTTAAATAACACTTCAAAGTCCTCCCCAGAAATGGGGAGGACTTTTGCTTTGGGATAAATAATTTTATGAGTTGTAACAATAATATCAATCCACTTTATAATAGTTACTTTACCTTGACTTTTGGTAGAGGTACTACGCAATTTGAATTGAACTGCCAAAAAGCAAATTTGCCCGGTTGCAGCATTCCAGATAGCGCACAACCTACAATTTTTGGTACTACAGTGCCAATCCCAACATTACAGTTCAATTATGAACCTCTGAGCGTTGAATTTATAGTGGATTCCGAACTAAGTAACTGGAAAAGCATCTACTCTTGGATGAGAAACATGGCAAATATTATTGACGACAATAGCAATAATTTGGAATACCAAAATTGGCATTGGAATGCAAGTCTCGGAATATATGATCCTGTTACGAGATGCATAAAAACGACAATAAATTTCAAATATATCATCCCAATACAATTGGGTGGAATTATGTTCCAGACCGATAGTTCCGATGCCATAATACAAAAAACATCTTGCAAATTTAAATATTCATATTATGAAATTTGCCCAGATGCACCAGATGTTCTTTTGGGAACGATTTAAATATAATCTTCTGGATTATCAGACCAACCTTCGGCTGAATTTGGGTTCCCCTCTGGATTAAAAGGTATATCCTTGGTCTCAGGATTCATTCTGCTGCGTTTCTTGCGTTTGGATGGCTTGGGAGCCTCCTCTGGAACCGGATCAATTATAGGGGATTCTAGAAATAAATTTGTTTCAGTTTCTTCTTCTTCACCAAGATCCTCTTCATCCAAATCAGCCATTATATCAACGCCTTCAAAATTATCAATCAAATCATTTACAAAATTTACAAAATCTTCATTATTGAACAGTTCATTCAACATTTGAAGACCTGCCTGTGGGCCAGTGAAAATTTCATCTTCGCTATTTGAAATAATAGAATTGGGATCTTTTTGCATGGCCAAAAAGAAGGCTTCATACATTTTGTTTAGTTCTGGAATAGGAAGAGCCATATACATGACTGCATTTCTATTGATTGTTATTTCATAATTTGCAACATTAATTGCATAATTGGTTAGTTTAATATATTCAATTATAGTGTTGTCTTTGTCTCTTGAAAGAGCCGTTTCAAGTTTAGCTGGCATAGTTAAGACAATTCTATCCACAGTTGCATCACGAACTATTCCAAGTAGTTCGTCGCCATTCATAAGTTTAACAACTCTTACTATCCCATCGAAATGGGGACCGGGTACTAAGTCAGACATAGCAGCCCTCCTAATCTATTTATCTTCGGAAGGTTGCTCAAAAGACATGCTGACTATTTTATAGTCAAACTTTTCTTTTTTGTATATTTTTAATCGCTCTTCAAAGTGTCTATATACATGATTCTTATATGACTTGTAGCAAAGATCATCTACAATATCAAAAACTTTCAATGTTTTCTTTTTTGAAGATACACGAAGTCCACGACCAATACTTTGAAGAAGACGAATTATAGATTTAGTAGGAGAAGCGAATATAATATTATCGATGTTAACAATGTTAATGCCAGTGCTAGTGGTGCCAAAACTTGCCACAAGAATTGCGTTACTTTCTTTGTCCACAACCTTGCGTATTCGTTCTCTTGTATCAGCCTCTGTTTTTCCAGAGATAAAATATACCGGTCTATCGCCTCTTGATGTCTGTATGACATCGTGGAGTGGCTTGCCATGGATCTCAACGTAGTTGAAGAGAATGAGCGTATTGCCTTTTGTTGAGATGGCGAGGTTTTTGATGAATTCGTTTCTTTTTTCATTTGCAACGATCCATTTCAATTCATCGGGGTATCTTTGTTTATTTAGTGATTGCTTTTCTTCTTCTGAGTATTTAAGTAGTATGCAATCAATACCAAGCGTTGCAAGCAAACCTTTATTCATTAGGTTTTTTGTTTGTATGAACTGAACTGCCGGCCCAAGAATGCCTTCAATGCTCAAACGATGTGCTTGTGCCTGATCCAACGTTCCTGTTGTACCGATTCTGAACCATGCTTTAGTCATCTTTTGGCCAATCAGATTTATTGATTCGGCTTTTGCTTGATGGCATTCATCAAAGATAACTGCATCAAACTGATCAAACCATACTCTTGGCAGTTTATAAATTGATTGCCAAGTAGAAACTATTATTTGTTTATTGGTATCTTTATCGGCTCCGGCACTAATCTTATGAACATATTTTTTGCATGACCATGATGTATCTGCTTTTGAGTAATCAAAAAAATCAGAGTCCATCTGATTTACTAAGCCAACCGTGGGAACCAATATCAATATTTTTCTGTCTGACTTTAACACGGATTGGAGAAAGCGGAGCAAGACGTATATTATCAAACTTTTTCCAGAGCCTGTCGGAGATATGATTACACACCTTTGATTGTTTATAGCGTGTACGATTGCCTGAGATTGGTGAGGGTGCATATCCACGGCCTGCTTCTTGACCGATACCTTCAAAGTTTTGTAGTATTCCTGAAGTTGTTCCGGGGTTATACATAACTTTTTCTCGCTTTCTTTTATAGATATACTGTATTTGCGGTCGTCTGCAAATTTTTGAAGATATGTTTTTAATCCACGTGGTAGGGTAGATGATAGAATGTCAAACAGACGAATTTTACCGTCCCAAATACGCCGTTTGAACATGGGCATATATTGGGCACCGGGTACCATGAACGAGAAATAATCTCGTAATTCTTGCTTGATTCCTTTTTCTGCTTTGATGTAGTAACGAACTTCATCTACAGATTCAACGTCTATATCCACCTAATATTTAGATGGTCAGACAATACCCTGACTCATCTTGAACCAGTCAATAGCAGATTTGATGATAAAATTTCTGTTATTCAAAGCCTTGATAAATTCTTCTACCATTTTAAGTTTGGTCTCGTTCAGAAGAATTTTAGATTTAAGTTCGATGATCTTAGGATCAGCCTCTATGAACTTTTCTACATCAGTTTTAAGCAAAGTATAATCAGAAGCCTCTTCACCCCATGCTTCCAATTCTTCTTGGCTGGCTTTGCCTGTATAGATCTTCCACATACGAAGTTTCATGATAGCCAAATCATTTTGTTGCTTACCTAGCATCAATTTGATATCAGCAAGGATGTTCAAATACTTACCATGCAGTTGAGGAGTTTTGGTGGCTTCTTTGCCCAATTCAGTATCATCTACTTGAGAATCTTTGGTAATATGGTTTTTTAGATCTTCTAGATTCATTTGTTTGGAGTATAGAATAATGTGAAAAAAAGTCAACTAAATAACTTGACTATTATATTATTTCATTTATATTCTCTGTGAGACTTTATGATTCCAAAAATTATTCACCAAATTTGGCTTGGCGATCAATCTAAACGTCCAAATAAATTTATACAAACTTGGATTGATAAAAATCCAAGTTGGCAACATAAATTATGGACAGATGAGAATTTACCAAATTTAATTTGTAAAAAACAATTTGATGAATGTCCATCTTTAGCTGGAAAAGCAGATATTTTACGCTACCAACTTCTTTATGAAGAAGGTGGTTTTTTTATTGATGCAGATTCAGAATGTGCAAATTCCTTGGATGATTGTTTAGTAAACAATCATTGTTTTTGTTGTTGGGAAAATGAAACTGTACGAAGAGGTCTTATGGCTAATGGTTACTTGGCTTCCGAAAAAGGATGTGAGCTTATGAAGAGTATTATGGATAGAATAAGCCAATATCCACATATGAATTATCCAGCATTGGCTACATGGGAAGTCACTGGTCCACTTCTTCTCACTGATACTGCTTATAAAACAAAATATCCTATAACTGTATATCCGAGTTGGTATTTTATACCTAAACACTATTCTGGTATAGAATATAAAGGAACTGGTAAAATTTACGCAAAACAATATTGGGGAACCACACCAAACAGTGGTTATGATTACTGATGGAAACAATTTCTGTTATTTTAAATTCTTATAAACGAACTCGTTGGTTTTCTGAACAATTAGATGCGATTAAATCGCAGTCAGTGCAACCAAATGAAATTTTTGTTTGGCAAAATAAATCGGATGCTCCTTTAATTGATCAAAAATTAAAAGATGAAGTAATTTTTGTAGATTGTAATAAAAATTTAGGAGTATGGGCAAGATTTAGTCTTGCTCTAAATTGTCGTTCTGATTATATTGCTATATTTGACGATGATACTATTCCGGGGAAAAATTGGTTACAAAACTGTGTTGATACATATAAAACAAATCCCGGTCTACTTGGAACAGTTGGCGTAGTATTTGGTGACAAATATTATAGTTGGAATAAACTTCATAGAATTGGTTGGTGTGATCCAAATGAAAAAACGACACAGGTTGATATAGTAGGACATTGTTGGTTTTTTCATAGAGATTTGTTGCCAATTTTTTGGAGAGAACTACCTACTCAAAATTATTTACCAATTGTTGGAGAAGATATACATTTTGCCAAAATGATTCAAAAATATACTGATTATCATGTATGGGTTCCACCACATCCAAAAGATAAATTAGATCTATGGGGTAGCATAAAAGGAGAACCATATGGTACAAGTAATGAAGGTATTTCAATGAATTTGTATCAATTAGGACCAATGCAAGTATCGGCTGGACAAATGATGGGGATGGAATTATCTAAAGCTGTTGATAATGGATTTAAATTATTACAAGGTTAATTGATGATATCAATATTTTATGGAACACGTCCAGAGTATATAAAATTACATCTTTTATATACAAAACTCAAAAAACAAAATTTTAATGTAGAGTTAGTAAAAGTAAATCAACACACTTCATTAATAAATTCTTGTAATTTTGATCGAGAAATAATAATTAATGAAACCGGCAACCGATTAAATAATATTGTTAAATCGTGTTTAAATGATGTTTTTAACCAAACTACTTTATCAATAGTGCAAGGAGATACGGCTACAGCTTTTGCTATAGCTTTAAATTCATTTCACTCTAATATTCCTGTTGCCCACATTGAAGCCGGGTTGAGAACATATGATAAACATAATCCATTTCCCGAAGAAACATATAGACGGTGTATCAGTTCAATTGCGGATAGTCATTTTTGTGTTACAGATTTAAATGTTAAAAATTTAAAACAAGAAGGCATTGAAAAAAATGTTTTTGCAGTTGGAAATACTGTATTAGATAATTTAGATAAAAATGATACAGAGTATGGCAATAATGTTTTATGTACTTTACATAGAAGAGAAAATCAAATAGGATTATTAAATTGGTTAGAAGAAATTAATAAATTTGGAAAACAAAATAATAATTTAAAAGTTATTTTTATTGTACATCCTAATTCTAAAAATAAAATTAATAAAGAAAACTATAACTATATTAATTTTATTGACCCATTACACTATAATGAATTAATAAAAATTCTTAAAAAAACTAAATTTGTTATTACAGATAGTGGTGGGCTTCAAGAAGAAGCTTCTTTTTTTAATAAAAAAGTAGTAATATGCAGAAAAACAACTGAACGACCAGAAGGATTAGGTTTATTTGGTTTTTTGTGCTCAGAATTTAGTAATCTTTTAAATATTTTAAATGAAATAAATTTAAATTACGAAGTAAATGGTACATGTCCATATGGAGATGGTCATGCTACTGATCGTATCATTGCACATATTAGCCAATTATATTTTAAGGAAATATTATGAAAGATTTTACACAAGAACTTGATAAATTTGTAAAATTGTTAAAAGATAAAACAAACTTTGCATTTACTAGATTTTCTGATGGAGAACTACATATGCTCCAAGGAAAACCTTTTTTTATAAAAAATAATTTAACTCTATCAAATGGAAATCTTTGTTCTGGATATTGGGGAGATGAAGAGTTAAAAACATTTGATCCAATTCAAGATAAAAAATGCCAAGATAAGCTTATTGAAGCGTTTAAACACAGACAATACAATTATTATAAAGGTATATGTTGCAAATGTTGTGTAGGTGAAAAAGATTGGAAATGGCAATTTGATGCCCTCTTAGAAGAAAATTTAAATGATGAATTTTTAACATGGTCTAATCTTTGTATGAATTCAAATTATAAAAAATATATGCAAGATATTGTACCACATTTTTCTAATAGTCCTATTGTTATTGTTTGTAATGAAAAATCAGACATAAGCGGTTTGCCATTTTATAAAAATATAGTAAAATGGTTTCCAATTGGAAATAATTGTCATTCACAAAATTTTGATTTAATAGATTTGATGAAAGAATGGACTAAAAACAATAATATTAAAAACCATATATTTCTTTTTAGTGCAGCTAGTTTGAGTAATTATTTAATTTATGAATTATATAAAGAAAATCCAGAAAATACATATTTTGATATTGGTAGCACATTAAATCCAATGATGAATTTAAATGGATGGATCGGCAGCAGAGCATATTTAATGGATTATTGGAAAGGTCTTCCAAATCATTATTCTATGAAAAAATGTATATGGTAAAAATAAAAAAGGTTTAAAATGTTTGAAAATATAAATGTAGAAAATTTTAAATGCGGTGTTAATGTAGTTTTTGGTAAAAATGTTAAGATCACCTCCTCAAATGGAGGCCGAGCAAAACAAGTTAAAATTGGTGACAATTGTTTTATTGGAGACAATGTGCAAATTATGTGTGATGAATTTTCTATTGGCGATTACGCTAGAATTCATCATGGAACAGATTTTCATGGAAAAATGCCATGTACAATAGGACATAATTTTTGGATTGGTCAAAATTCTATTGTCGATTCGTCTGGAACTATTAGCATAGGAAATAACTGTGGAGTCGGTGCCTTTTCTCAATTGTGGAGCCATATTAAATATGGAGATATTTTAGAAGGCTGCAGATTTAATTCAACCAAAAAACTAGAAATAGGAAACGACTGTTGGTTTGTTGGCCATTGTATTGTTTCACCAATCATAGCCGAAGATAAATCTATGGCAATGGCTGGATCTGTTATTACTAAAAATATGGAAAAAAATGCTATTTATGCTGGAGTTCCAGCAAAAAAAATGATAGAGTGGGGAGGTCAATTCGAAGAGATTTCGTTTGAAGTTAAATATAATAAAATGGTAGATTTATATATTGAATTTGGATCTCCTAAAAATATTAAAATAGTAATGGATCGTAGTGAAATAAAGGATGATAAAATTACTTACTTTATTATAAAAGAACGAAGTTATACTAAAAACCTATCAAATGAAGAAATTGGTTTTATAAAATTTTTATTACCAAATATAAAATTTATTCCATTACAACAAAACTAATTATATGAGACACAATCCTTTTAAAATTGTTGAAATGTTTGAAGAACATATTGCCGATTATACTGGTGCTCCATATGCAGTAGCTGTAGATTCGTGTACCAATGCTTTATTTCTTTGTTGTAAATATTTACAAGTTAAAGATGTAATTATTCCAGCTAAAACATATCTTTCTGTTCCTCAATCTATACTTCATGCCGGTGGTAATATTAAATTTAAAGATTATACATGGGAAGGAACATATCAACTTGAGCCTTATCCTATTTGGGACGCTGCAAAAAGATTAACTTCTGGAATGTATAAACCTAATTCTTTTATGTGCCTTTCTTTTCATATTAAAAAACATTTAAAAATAGGCAAAGGTGGAATGATATTAACTGACAATATCGAGGCTGTAAAATGGCTTAAACAAGCGAGATACGAAGGAAGAAATGAAGTACCTTATAAAAAAGACAATATTAAAATAATGGGTTGGAACATGTATATGACTCCAGTTGAAGCTGCAATGGGATTGGCTTTAATGCAAAATTATCCAGAACACATGCCAGATCAACCTGAACCGGGTGGTTATAAAGATCTTAGAGATTTTGACATTTTTAAAAATATTAATACAGTATAATAATTAAAATGAAAAGTAAAATAGCTCTTGTTGTTAATACAGTATCTAAAAATTGTGATTTATGGAATATGTTTTTTTCCCAAATAGACAAACACATTCCTTTAAATTTTTTTTCTAATAAGTATGTATTTGTTGATGAACCCAATAAAACAATACCAGATTTATATACAACAATAATTTATGATAAAAAAGATGTGTATAGAGATCAATTTTTAAATTCAATAAAACAAGTTAAAGAAGAATTTTGTTTATACATTTCTGAAGACTATATTCTTTACAATGATATTTTAGTTGACAAATTATTATCTTATCAACAGTTTATGGAGTTGGATAATACAATTGCTTTTATTAGATTGCATCGTGGTGAAGTTGGGTATAGTGATATTATTCCATATAATTTATCTAACGAATTATTTTATGTTAATAGATATCTTCCATATTATTACAGCCAAACAGCCACAATATGGAGAACTAAAGATTTAGAAAAAATACATGAAACCGGACCCAAACTTCATATAGGAAATTCGGATTGGCAAAATTCATTTGAATGGAATGCTAATACTGCGTGTTTAAATTTAAATAAAACGGGATTGTTTGTGTATAGATTTGAATCTAAAAGAGGAATGTATCATTATGATTCTTCTGTTTTTCCTTATATAGCAACTGCTTTGGTTAAAGGACGTTGGAATATTTCCGAATATAAAAATGAACTCATTCCATTGATTAATGAATATGGTATAGATATTACCCAAAGAGGAGAATATTGATGGTGATTATAAGAAATACTTCTGCTGAAGTAGTAGATACAAATGCACATCATTTCTTTTTTGAAGAATATTCGGATAATAATGAAGAAGAAATTGTTTTTTGTTATGGATATAACAGCAGTAATGATCTTAATGTCAGATTAAAGGCACAGAATACAAAAAGAAAAGTATTTTTTAATAATTGGGCACCAACTGAATTTGCACAGCCATTTGATCATTTTAGAAAAACTCCACTTTCATATGATGATTTTTTTAATGAAATATATTCAATATGTCCATATTCAAATAAATGGTTGAATGGATTAGGATTTAGTCATAAAAAATATAAAAATATATTTTATCCTTTTAATAAAAATTTAATACCACAAACCACAGAAAAAAAATATGATGTAATCTATCATGGTGGTATACATGGCCAAGAGCATTTAGATTGTTTAGAAGTTATAAACAAATTTAATTATCGTTATTGTTCTATGACACATTCTATTAATCCTTTAACACAATATTGTCTCAAATATGCAACAAATTTAAATTTACCATTTAAAAATAAAATCCAATTAGTATCTGAATGTAAAATATCAGTTTGTTATAATTTAGTACATGTACTTCCAGAACATACATTAAATATAAAATCATGGAATAATTGGTCAGAAAATGAAGCATTTTCTGAAATAGATAAAACAAATTTAATGCCTCAATTTAAAACAAGAATGCACGAAGCCGCTATATCAAAAACATTAAATTTAATACAAATAGACAAATGGAACATAGCCGAACGCTACTATATACCTAATGAAGAGTTTATATATTTTACTAATAAATTTGATTTAGAAGAAAAAATTAAAGATATTATTGATAATTGGGAAAATTATGTCCCAATAGTAGAAAAAGCATATAAACGTTCACTAAAATATACAACAGACAATTTTTTAAAACTAATTGAAACTAACAAAGAATGGAATAATTATTATGCCGAAAAGTGATGAATGCAGAGGATGTAAAAATAAAAATTTTACTACTGTTTTAGATTTGGGTGATCAGCCTTGGTGCAATGATTTTTTGACTAAAGAACAACTTGGTAAAGAAAATTCATATCCACTTAGACTCACTCACTGTGATACATGTGGTCTTTTGCAATTAGATTATACTGTCTCCAAAGAAATTATGTTTGGTGATCATAAGTATTGCTCTGGTATGACAAAAACTCTTTTAAATCATTTTTATGATGTTGCAAAAGAAAACGTCACTCAATTTAATATTCAAAGTGATGATTTAATTGTTGATATAGGTGGTAATGATGGTTCTCAATTAATTCAATATCAAAAATTGGGAATTACTAATGTTTTAAATTTTGAATCCGCTATCGCAGTATCTGAAATTGCACGAGAAGCGGGAGTAAAAACTATTACAGAATTTTTTAATGAAGAAAACGCATTAAAACATATATCAAAAAATTCAGTTAAATTATATAATGCCTCTGGTGTTTTCTTTCATTTAGAAGAACTTCATAGTGTAATTAAAGGAATTAAAGAAACATTAAAAAATGAAGGTGTTTTAATTGTACAATTTATGTATGCAGGAGCAATGATTGAGGGTAAAAATTTTGATACAATATATCACGAACATCTGTGTTATTATACTATTAACAGTTTAGCCAATTTATTGAAACCATATGGATTAGAAATATTTGATGGATATTATTCACCTATACATAGTGGATCTATTATAGCTAAAATTACACATAGTGATAACAATTTAAATGTTAAAACAGATCGTTTATTGAAATTAATTGAACAAGACAAAAAATATGATTTAAATTCTTTTGTATCTCTTGCAAATGAAGTACGAGATCAAAAACATGTACTTAAAACTCTTTTGATGCAATTAAAAAATGAAGGTAAGAAAATTTATGTATATGGTGCTCCAGCAAAAGGAAACACACTTTTAAATTACTTTGAAATTGATAATACATTAGTAGATAAAGCAGTAGAAGTTAATAAAATGAAAATTGGATGCTATTTACCAAAATCTCATATTCCAATAGTTCAGGAAGATAAAAATGATCTTCCAGACTATTATCTTTTGCTTTCTCATAATTTTGCAGAAGAAATTATTGAAAAAAATAAAGATATAATAAATAAAGGTGTAAAATTTATTATACCATTCCCAAAAATTAAAATTATTTAAATTTGAAAGAATACAAAGTGATAAAAGTATTAGTGACAGGTGCTACTGGATTTTTAGGACGACATTTAGTAAAAAAGTTAACTAATTTAGGTTGGGAAGTACATATATCTAATTCAAAAATAGCAAATCTTAAAAATTTAAACAATTTGAAATGCTTTGATGATATAAAGTTTGATTATATATTTCATTTGGCGGTTGTTACCAAAGCAGGTGATTATTGCTTAAATAATCAAGCAACACAGTGGTTGGAAAATCAAACCATCAACACCAATATACTTAGATATTGGGTTGAAAATCAACCACAAGCAAAAATAATTTGCATGGGTACTAGTTGCTCCTATACACCAGATACCCATATGAAAGAAGACAATTATCTATTAGGAGATCCAGAAAAAAGTCTTTATGTCTATGCGATGACCAAAAGAATGCTTCTGAATGGTTTGCATGCTATTCAACAACAACATAATTTAAAGTGGTTATATTTCATACCATCGACACTTTATGGTCCTGGATTTGAGTTGAACGATAATCATTTTATTTTTGATTTTATTCGTAATTGTTATAATGCTAAATTCCATGATGATAAATTTACCATATGGGGAAACGGTGAACAGAGAAGAGAACTGATCTACGTTGATGATGCAATAGATGGAATGCTTAATCTTATTCACAATAATAATGAAGTATTTAATCTTGGTTCAGGTCAAGATTATTCTATAAATGAGTTTGCAAAAATAGTAAGTGAATGCTATAATTATGACTTCACTATGGTCAATCATGATATGAATAAGTATATAGGAGCCAGACAAAAAAAGATAGATATTAGTAAGGTAACATCATACTTAGGTAACAAACAATATCTTAATACAAATTTGCATGATGGTATTAGTGCGTGTGTTGCAGATTTTATAGAAAGAATAAAATGATTATTATGAATATTGATGTGATTTCTCATGCTCTTGGAATAGATGGTAAACTTGACGTTCCCGTTAACTTAGCATCAATAAAAATTGATATAGGATTGGCTGGCGAAGCACCCACTTCCGCCCTTTGGTTATCTAACCATAGTAATAGATTTGTTATAGGCATAGAACCTTTGGCATATCATTGGAAAATGTTGAATAATTTTGAAACTTCTGAATCAAAAAGACCCTATCCATATGACTTTGCAATAGTTCAATTAGAAGAAGGAGTAGTAAAAAAAAATAAACAGAACATATGCAATATTGGCAATAGGTTTTGCAAGATTCATTGTGCAATAGATAATGTAGATAAACCAACAAAGAAAAAATTTTATCAAATGGATAGAAAAGATGGAGCATCAGGTTCATCTAGTTTATTGAAACCAACATCAAATCATCCACATTTCATAGAAGAAGAGATTTATGTTGATGTCATTAGCCTTGCAATGATATTGGATCATGTTGATTGGGAAAGATTTCCATTCATAGAACATATCAAAACCGATTGTGAAGGACATGATTTTTCTGTTATAAAGAGCATTGGTGATAAATATTTTGATAAAATATTGTTTATCTCTAGTGAGATGTCTATATCAAATAAAACACATTGGGAAAATACTTATGATCACGAAGAGTATATTCGATATATGGACTCAAAGGGTTTTGATGTAATTTTTAGAAACAATCAAGATGTTATCTTTATGAACAGAAAGCTTAAAAAAACCGCAGACTTGTTTGCCTTACAAATGCAACCTATAATTCATGGACAATAATATGAGCGAAAGAAAATATTTACCAACACTTAGCGAACTAATAGACAGATTGAGTATTATTCAATTAAAAGAAGTATTTATTCCAAAACACAAAGAAGAATATGCCAAAGAAATAGAAGCAATTGTACATGACATTAATTTATTATTGGAAAATAGTAAAATGGATGGAGATAGTATTCGTGCAATTGTAGTATTATCGCAAATGAATCTCCATATTTGGCACAATGAATCTGCAGTAAGAAATGGTAAAGAAGGAGCAGATTTGCGCCTTACACATGGTTTGAATGGTATCCGAAACACAGCAAAGAATAAAATACAAGAAACAGTTGGTGGTAGAAAAGATTACAAGATTGACTGTTTGGCTGATGATTTTAAAGATTGGGAAATCAGTTGGAAATGAAAATACTTGTAATTGGTGATTCGTGTACTGACATTTACCATTATGGTAAATGTAATCGTTTGGCTCCAGAAGGACCGGTTCCTGTTTTTATGACAACGAGAACAGAACTAAACGGTGGCATGGCAAAGAATGTATATGAAAATCTTCTTTCTTTGAACAACAATTGTGACATTGTTACTAACGATGAACAAATTACTAAAATGCGTTATGTAGAGGAAAGAAAAAATCATCTTTTTCTGAGAGTAGATTCCCACGAAAGAAAAGTGGGAAGAATTAAAAATTTAAAAAATATAGATTTTTCTCTATATACAGGAATTGTTATTTCAGATTACGATCATGGATTCCTGACAGAACAAGATATTGAATATATTGCTTCTAAGGCAAATGGAACTGTATTCATGGATACCAAGAAAAAATTGGGATCTTGGTGTTCTGAAATAGACTTTATAAAGATAAATGAATTTGAATATGAAAAGACAAAGGACTTTATCACCAAAGAAATAGATGATAAACTTATAGTAACTTTGGGTGATAGGGGCTGCAGATTTCGTGATAAGGTATTCCCCGTATTACCAGTAGAAGTAAAAGATATGGAAGGAGCAGGCGATACATTCTTAAGTGGAATGGTTCACGACTATATTCGTACACACAGCATAGATAGTGCAATACAACTTGCTAATAACTATGCAACAATAGTTGTTCAGCACAAGGGAGTAAATAAAATAGGAGATTTACTATGAAACAGGAAGCAGAAGTGATTACAAAAGGTTGGGGTAGTGAATTAATTTTTGCTAATAATGAAAAATATTGTGGAAAACTACTCAACTTTAACAAGGGTTCCAGATTTAGTATGCATTTTCATCTTTTAAAGGATGAGACATGGTATTTAAATAGTGGAAAAATTTTATTAAGATGGATTGATACAACAAATGCTTCCAAACATGAACTAATATTAACTGCCGGTGATGTGTGGAGAAATAAACCATGTGAACCACATCAAGTAGAAGCACTAGAAGATTCTGTTATATTTGAGGTTTCTACAACTCATTATGACAATGATAGTTATCGTGTTGAACCCGGTGACAGTCAGACAAAACGTTAAGGAATAAATTTGAAATATTGTTTTGATATTGATGATACATTATTAAAATATCATGGTGAGTATGAATTGGCAACACCCATACAAAGCAGAATTGACAGGGTTAACCAATTGTATGATGAAGGAAATAAAATAATTCTTATGACCGCTAGAGGAATGTCTAGTGGTAAAGATCATACTGAATTAACAAAAAAACAACTCTTTAATTTTGGAATAAAATATCATGAATTAATCATGAATAAAAAACCAAATGCCGACATTTTTATAGATGACAAGGCGCTGAATGTTATTGATTGGGACAGACAATCAAATTCCATTGTTTGGTTGAATGGGTGCTTTGATATACTTCACAGAGGTCATATTGAAATGTTTAAATATGCATCAACTTTAGGATGCAGGGTGGTGGTTGGTACCGATAGCGATCAAAGAATAAAAAAAACAAAAGCAACTAACAGACCTATAAATTGTCTAAATGATAGAATAGAAATTTTAATGTCATTAAAATGGATAGATGAGGTTGTTTCTTTTGACTCCGATGAAGAACTCTGTTTTTGGCTTAAAAAGTACTCGCCTAAATATAGAGTATTAGGTGGAGATTATAAAGACCACCAAAATAAAATTGTTGGTTCTGAATATTCAGGTAAAATATTATTTTTTGATAGGGTAGAAAAATATTCTACAACTGGTGTTATAAATGTTTTATGAAACAAAAAAAAGAACGGTTATAAAAGCAATAGTTTGGAGATTGATAGCAACTTTAAACAGTTTTTTAATATTGTTAGCAGCACTAACTAAAGAACCTATTTGGAATGCTGTAATAATGAATATTACAGGATTGTTTATATATTTTTTCTTTGAAAGAGCATGTAATATGATTACTTATGGAAAGGTAACAAGTGAAAAATAAAAAAGTTTTAGTGACAGGCGGTGCTGGTTATATTGGAACAACTCTAGTTCCAAAACTGTTGGATCTCGGGTATACTGTTACAGTTGTTGACAATTTGATGTACCGTCAAACAGTACTTACAACACATTGTTCAAATCCCAATTTTAAATTTGTAAGAGCGGATGTGCGCGATAATAATGTTATGGATGCTTTAATAAAAACTCATGATATTATTATACCTTTGGCTTGTTTAGTTGGAATGCCTGCTTGCAAAAAAGATGAAAGAGCTGCAGTGCAAATCAATCAAGATGCTGTTCAACATATTGCGGATATTGCTGGAAAAAATAAAAAAATTATTTTCCCAACAACTAATTCTGGATATGGTGTGGGACAAATGAAAAATGGTGAGTTGGTATTTTGTAATGAAGAAACCCCGCTCGCTCCATTAAGTCTTTATGGTACTACCAAAGTAAATGCAGAAAATTATTTAAAAGATAAATCTGGAGCAGTATGTTTACGGTTGGCTACAGTTTTTGGAATATCAGAAAGAATGCGATTAGATTTATTAGTAAATGATTTTACGTATAGAGCATGTACTGATAAATTTATAGTTTTATTTGAAAGTCATTTTAAAAGAAATTTTATTCATGTTAAAGATGTTGTTGGCGCTATTTTATTCAGCATAGACAATTATGAACAAATGTCGGGCCAATCCTACAATGTAGGATTAAGTTCGGCCAATCTTTCAAAACTTGAATTATGCAATAAAATTAAAAATTTAATAGTTAATTTTGCAATACAAGAATCTCAAATTGACAACGACCCAGATAAAAGAAATTATATTGTTAGTAATGAAAAACTGGAATCTCTTGGATGGAAACCTCAAGTTTCCCTTGAAGAAGGAATTAAAGAGTTGGTTCACGCCTATCAGATAATTTCTTACAATAATAAACTTTTTACAAATCAGTGAGGATTATATGAAAGGTATTATTCTAGCAGGAGGATCTGGTAGCAGATTATCTCCATTGACGATATCTGTAAATAAACACCTTCTGCCAGTTGGAAATAAACCTATGATTACACATTGTGTAGAAAAAATGGTTCAATCCGGCATAACAGATATATTAATAATTACCAATCCAGAATATGTTGGAAACTTTTCTATGCTTTTAAAAAGTGGTATAGAGTTTGGTTGCAACATAACATATAAAACCCAAGATAAGCCAGATGGAGTAGCAGGCGCTTTGGCCATGGCAAAAGAATTTGTTGGTTCAGATTCATGTGCCGTTATTTTGGGAGATAATATGTTTAATTTTAATATTGCAACGCAAGTAAACAATTTTAAATCTGGTTGTCACTTATTGTTTAAATTTGTACCAGATGGACATAGATATGGTATAGGTAGATTTAAAGATGGAAAATTATATCGTTTAGATGAAAAACCTAAAGATGTAGAAACTGCTTTTGCCTGTATTGGTGTTTATTTATTTGATAAAAATGTGTTTTCAATTATTTCTACTATATCTCCATCCGCAAGAGGCGAGTATGAAATTAGCGATGTGATTAACGCATATCTTACTCAAAATAAAGTAACTTTTGATTATATTGATGGGTGGTGGACTGATGCGGGAACACTTCCGTCTTATCAAAAAGCAAATGAAATGATGTGGAATGAAAAAATATAAATCAATTTTAATTACAGGTTGTGCCGGGTTTATAGGTAGCCACTTAACTGATGAGATGTTATCCGCTGGATATGAAGTAATAGGTTATGATGCATTTACTTATGCCGGAAAAGAATCAAATCTTAATAACGCAAAAACTTATAAATCTTTTACATTGGTAAAAGGAGATATCAATGATGTTAACTTATTGTCTTCTACTGTTAAAAAATACAATATAGATTGTATTATAAATCTTGCAGCAGAAACACATGTGGACAATTCAATAAAATCTTCTGATATTTTTGTAAAAACAAATATAATTGGAGCCAAAAATATTCTCGATGTCTGTAAAGAACATTCTTGTTTATTAGTTCATTTTTCTACTGATGAAGTGTATGGTGTTTCATATTCTGGGAAATCATTTGATGAAACAGCTTCTTTAAATCCCAAAAATCCATACTCTGCTACTAAAGCATCAGCAGATCATATGATTTTTGCTTACGCTAATACATATAAAATTAAATACATTATTGTACGTCCTTCTAATAATTTTGGCCCAAGACAACATTCAGAAAAGTTTATTCCAACTATTTTGAATAGTATCGCATGTGGAAAAAAAATTCCAATATATGGAGATGGATGTCAAATACGTGAATGGACTCCTGTAACTGAAACAGCAAAAGCCACAAAATTTATTTTAGAAAATTCAAAAGAAAATGAAATTTATAATATTTCATCTCAAATTTATTTTAAAAATAAAGATGTTGTTGATATGATTTGCAAAGAATTAAATCTTTCAATTGATAATTTAGTTGAATATGTTCCAGATAGATTGGGACATGATTTTAGATATGCTGTTTGCTCTGACAAATTAAAACATATGGGATATAATATTTTTGTAGATTTTAAAGATTGTTTAAAAGATATAATTGAAACAGATTTTATTAATTTACATAATATTGTATCTTGACAAATCAGTATTATACGGCACACTATTAAAGTGAAACAACCTAAAAAGAAAAAGAAATCATCGGATGCAGATTACGTAAGCAATCAAGAGTTATATGATGCTTTAGTAGAATATCGTAAAAAACGTGATGATGCAGAAAATGCAGGCAGAAAGCAACCAAAACTTCCTGATTTCATAGGGGAATGCATTCTTAAAATTGCCTCAAGATTATCATATAGGCCAAATTTTGCAAATTATCCATATAGAGAAGAAATGGTATCAGATGCAGTATTAAATTGCATAACCTATATCAATAACTTTGATCCCAGCAAGTCTACTAGTCCCTTTGGATACCTTACACAGATTTGTTGGTTTTCTTTTGTTCGTATAATAAACAAAGAAAAGAAAGAAAAGTATGTTCAATATAAGTTTGCAGAGCAGCAGAATGACAAAGACTTTCATAATTGGTTTAACGAAACCTATGCTGGTATTGATATTGGACGTAGAGATTTCTTTGGTTTGACAGATCTTGACATGAAACGGTTTGATGATATGTTAAATCCACCTAAAAAAGTTACAGTCAAGAGAAAAAGAAAAGCCAAAGAAGATACTCTAGATATATGAAATCAGTAATTCTGAATGATAGCCATTTTGGCTATAAAGCCGATTCTCCTATCGTATTAGAATACTTTCTGTCTTTCTATGAAGGACAGTTGTTTCCTTATTTAAAAGAAAACAACATAAAAACCATTTTTCATTTGGGCGATGTTTTTGACCGAAGAAAGTATATAAACTTTAGAACACTTCAACAAGTTCGCACAAGGTTCTTTGAACCTCTCAGGGATATGGGAGTTAAGTGCATTGCCATCTGCGGTAACCATGACACGTATTATCGCAACAACAACAATGTAAATTCATTGCAGGAATTGGTTGCTCCATACCAAAACTGGGAAATTTATTCAGAGCCCGCAGAGATTCAGACTTCAGCGGGATGTGTGGCTTTGGTGCCGTGGATCAATCCAGAAAACGAATCTGCTTCTGCAAAGTTTATTTCTGAGACTACTTGTTCATTGATGTTAGGGCATCTTGAACTGTGTGGGTTTCAAAGCATTCGAGGTACGTTTATAGAGCAAGGATATGACCCAAAACATTTTGACAAATTTGAGTATGTTCTTACTGGGCATTATCACATCAAGTCTAGCAGGGACAATATACATTACTTGGGTACGCAATACCAAATGGCTTTCTCGGATGTTTGGGAACCGAAAGGATTCCATGTTTTTGATTTCTCGAATAGAACCCTCGAATTTGTCGAGAATCCTAGAAAGCTTTTCTATACGTTTGACTATAACGAAGATCAACCAGAAAAACTTGACTATTCGAAGTTCAAGGATTGTTACGTCAAGATTTTTATCAAGAAGCGCACGAAAGGTCCGGCGTTTGAAAAATACATGGATAAATTCTATGAAGCAGGCGTGGCAGAACTGGCTGTGACTGAAGAAGTTTCATCAAATCCCGAACTAGTTGCCGTAGATGTTCATAAAGATACCTTGGAACTATTACATGAAGAGATTGGTACCATAGACGAGAAATCTATTGATAAACAGTTTCTTGCCAAGATCATAGATGAAGCATATAATTCTGCATTATCAAAGGATGAAGAGTGATTGAATTCTTAACTGTACGTTTTAAAAATTTTGGATCGTTTGGTAATAATTTTTCAGAAATAAATCTCAATAGTCATAAGACCACTTTGGTGACTGGGACTAACGGTCACGGAAAGTCTTTTGCTCTATTGGACTCTCTGTGCTTTGCTTTGTTTGGCAAACCATTTAGACCAATCAATATACCCCAACTGGTCAACACCGTAAATGGAAAGGGATGCCTTGTTGAACTTGAATTTAACAAGGCCGGATCACATTACCTCATCCGCCGTGGATTATCTCCAAAGATCTTTGAGATTCATAAAAATGGAGAGATGTTGGATCAGAATGCTAAATCCAAAGATTATCAGGAAATGTTTGAAGAGCAGATCCTAGGATTTGATTATTCTGCTTTCAAGCAAGTAGTAATTCTTGGAAAGTCAAATTTTATTCCATTCATGCAGTTAACTCCAATGGAACGTCGAAAGATCATTGAGGGTCTTCTTAATCTCGATATCTTGGCTGACATGAATCAGTATGTCAAAGGACAACTTGGATCTCTAAAAGTTTCAATTGCTGAACAACAAAGTTTGTTAAAAATTGCTCATGAAAAGATTAAATCCCAAAAGGAATTTTTAGAACAAGTAAAAAACAACAATGATGATGATATAAAAGTCATTGTAGATCGTATTGCCGAATACAATAAACAGATAGATGAAGATAAAGAAGAACAATCATCACATTTAAAAAAGCATAAAAACCTTTCCGATGAAATAAAAAAGAACAACAAAAAGATTGAATCTCTAAAAGATGTTCCTGCAATGCTTATTAAAACAGAAACCTTAAAAGGAACTTTGTTGGAAGAAATAAAAGCATTGGAGGAAAATGCAACCTGTAAATGTTGCTTACAAGTTCTTCCACCTGAACAAAAACAAAAGCATCTTCAAGAGAAACACAGAAAAGCAGAAGAATGCTTTGAGGCACTTAAAGTTGCAAGGAAAAAAGAAGTTGAGTTAGAAGAGTTTAAAAAAATAGCAATTAAACTCGATGCTTCTTTAAAAATAATAATTGATGATATGCAAGGTTTGAATTACCGGATCGGTAATGCTGAATCTAACATCCAAGTTTTGGAGAAGGATAAGAAAGAAAAAGAAGCGGCAAGCAATCTCACTTCACTGTTAAATAGTCTTGAAACTTCAGAACAAAAGAAAAATGAAATTGCAAAACAACTTGAAAAATTTATTTCAGATCAGATTCACTATGATGTTGTATATGATATCCTCAAAGATGGCGGTCTTAAGAGCCGGATTATCAAACATTATGTTCCCATCATCAATGGACTCGTCAACAAGTTCCTCGGAAAACTTAATCTCTATGTTGACTTCACCATCGATGAGGAATTCAAGGAAACAATCAAGTCCAGATACAGAGATGCATTCTCATATTCCTCTTTCTCTGAGGGAGAGAAACAACGCATCGACTTGGCGATCCTGCTGACTTGGCGTGAAGTAGCCAAGATGAAGAATAGTCTAAACTGCAACCTATTGATCTTTGATGAAATTTTGGATTCGTCACTGGATGCAAGTGGGACTGAATCATTTATGAAGATTCTTAACAAGATGAAGAATAAGTGTTCCATCTATATCATAAGCCACAAGGCCGATTCCTTAATTGATAAGTTTGATCAAACTTTGCAATTTGAAAAGAAAAATAATTTTTCTAAAATCAAAGTTCAGGTATAAATATATTTGTATTCACGTAAATTGGAGATATAATAGAGCCATGAATGAAGACAGCTTTGAAAAGTTTACCAATCGCCGCAAGAACAAGCCTACTGGTTTGAGCAAGAAACAGCAAAAGAGAAATGTTCGTGGAAATCGCCATGAACAAAAGCAGCAATTGAACGATAGCGTTTATCGTAAAGATTTTGAATAATTTACAGAAAGATTTATATGAGTACTGTGACAAAAATGCGTTTGAGCAAAGAAACCTATAGCATTCTCAAGAATTTTGCAGCCATCAATTCCAACATTCTAATTCAACCTGGAAACGTTTTAAAGACAGTTTCTGCGGGAAGAAATATCTATGTTGAAGCAAAAGTTGCTGAAGATTTTGATGTCGAGATTCCCATCTGGGATCTTAATAAGTTTCTTGGGGTTATCAGCATGTTTGCAAATCCTGATCTGGAGTTTCATGACAATCATGTCGTGATTTCGAATGGTCGTTCAAGCGTCACTTATTATTATTCGGAGCCCTCGCTTCTTACTGTTCCAACCAAGGAACTGAAGATGCCAAAAAGTTCTACTAAATTTGATCTGGATGAAAAGGATTTGAACGAAATCCTCAAGGCAGCAAATATTCTTCAGGTAAGTGATCTTCGGCTTGTTGGTGGTGATGGACAACTTGTTATTAGCGTTGATGATTCGAGTCAGAGCACCAGCAACAGTTTTGAGATTGTTATTGATGAGAACTACACTGATAAGGATTTTGAAGGAACAATAAATGTTTCTGAAATCAAGTTTATTCCGGGTTCATACACTGTAGAACTTACTGATACTATTATTTCTAAGTTTACGCATAAGAGTCTGGATCTTTCTTACTACATCGCTATCAAGCGGGGTTAAACGTGTCTGATGTGAATAATCTACTTTGGGTCGAAAAGTATCGTCCCAAAACACTGTCTGATTGCATTCTTCCAATTGATCTTACCAAGATCTTTCAGGGTATGATAAAGGAAGGTACAATTCCAAATATGATGCTTTATGGCAAGGCTGGCACGGGCAAAACTACGGTTGCCCGTGCCCTTGCACGTGATTTGGGTGCCGACAGCATTATCATTAACTGCTCTGAAGAAAATGGTATCGATACTCTTAGGACAAAGATTCGAAATTATTGTTCTACAGTTTCGCTCAACGGTGGTCTAAAGATTGTTATTCTTGACGAGTTTGATTATGCGAATGCACAATCAATACAACCAGCATTGCGTGGAGCTATAGAAGAATTTGCAAATAATTGCAGATTTGTGATGACTTGCAACTATAAGAGCAGGATAATTGAGCCCCTTCACTCTCGTTGTACCGGTATTGACTTTACAGTTCCAAATAGTGAAAAGGCACAGGTCGCGGCAGAGGTACTAAAACGAATAGAATTCATTCTAAGTAGTGAAAAGGTATCATATGACAAACAAGTTCTTGTCAATCTTGTCAAGAAGCATTTTCCTGATGTACGGCGTATCATTAATGAATTGCAACGATATTCTTCTTCTGGAAAGATTGATGTCGGAATCCTTGCACAGGGGAGCAGCGAATCCTATAAAGAACTATTGGGGTTCATGAAGGGCAAGGATTTTGTCGCATGTCGTAAATGGGTTGTACAGAATCTAGATCTCAATACGGCTGACTTTTTTAAGCGTCTGTATAATGAACTGTATACAGCACTTAAACAAAATTCTATTCCACAGGCCATTTTGATTATTGCAGAATATCAGTATAAGTCTGCATTTGCTGCAGATCAAGAGATCAATACCATGGCACTGATTGTACAACTTATGATGGATTGTGAGTTTAATTGATGAAAGTTCAAGATTTAAAACTTAAAGATTTCTTATCTAGCATAAATCACGACAAGAAGCCACTTCTTGATAAAGACGAGACAGACACTCGTCTTTATCCTCCATTTGTTGTTAATCGGTGTTTATCATATTTTGCTGATACTATTTTTCATGCAAATGAAATGAACTGTGCTCCATGGCTAGACAATAAGAGCCAGTTCGATTTTCATCGTATTGCCATAAGAAAAAAGAAGAGATTTTCTCCTTGGCTTAAAAAAGAAACAGAAGAAAACATCGCTATGATTCGTTCTGCTTATGGTTACACAGAAGCCAAGGCTAGAGAAGTCCTAAATATATTGAGTCCCGAGGATCTGGAACAAATTAAAAGGTTCCTAGACACAGGTGGTACTCGATAATTAATAAGGATTGTGATATGTCTGATGTTTCTAAGAGTGTATTTAAAAATATAGGTATTCATGTCAAACTCTTTGATGATGAAGATTTTATGGTGGTTCGTGAAACTCTATCTAGAATTGGAGTTTCGCCTAAAGGAAAAAATACCCTTTATCAATCTTGCCATCTGATTCATAAAAATGGGGTTTACATTGTTGCCCATTTTAAAGAATTGTTTGCTTTGGATGATCTTCCTTCAAATGTTTCTGAAGAAGATATCAAGAGAAGAAATGCAATTGTAAATTTATTAGAGGAATGGGAGTTGCTTGAAATCATTGATAAAGATGAAGTAAAGGATTCTATGCCTCTAAGTGGTTTGAAGATAATTAAGTACGGTGAAAAAGATAATTGGGAACTAGTTCAAAAATTTAATACTGGTTCTCTTCGAAAGTTTTTTAATTCATAAGGATGACAATGTACAATTTAACATTAAGCATGATCGTAAAAGACGAGGCACCAAACATCGAAAGATGCCTAGCCTCATGCGCACCATTCATTGATTACTATGTAATCTGTGACACGGGATCAACGGATAATACAAAAGAAATCATCAAAAAGTTCTTTGATGAAAAAGGTATTCCGGGAGAAATCTTAGACCACGAGTGGTCCGATTTCGGTACAAATCGTTCAAAAGCATTGGCGGCTTGTCTCGGTAAGACAAAATGGGCCATGATGATTGATGCAGATGATTTTATCGAAGGAAAACTTCCAGTCGATAAGTTTGATGATTCTTTAGATGGTTATGTTGTCAACATCAAGCGCGGTGAATTTGGATGGCTACGTGCTCAAGTCTTCAATCTAGCAAAGAAGAAGTGGTGGTATGAAGAGCCTTTGCACGAATATGCTATTTGCGAACAACCAATGAATGTCAAGAAGTTGGAAGGTGATTATAGTTGGGAAGTTCGTACTGAGGGTTGTCGTGCACGTGCTTCTGCAAATGATATTGAAAAATATACTAAAGATTACTACATACTTAAAACATATTTGGAACAAAATCCAAATCAACCCAGAAAACAATTCTATGCAGCACAATCGGCTTTTGATGCAAGAATGTATGAAATTGCAGAACAAGAATATTTAAACCGGATTGCTCTGGGTGCTTGGCACGAAGAGGTTTTCTTTTCTTGGATGCGTGTCGGTATGTGCAGAGAGTTCCAAGGAAAGCCCGTAGAAGAAATTGCAGATGCATTTATGATGGCATTTGAGACTGCACCAAATCGTGTTGAACCATTATACCATCTGTCATGCATTTATAGAAAATACGATAGACCCCGAAATGCTTTCTTGGTAGCATCTTTGGGTCTCAGTATTCCCATGCCAGAACATGATATTTTGTTTGTTGACCGTGCAAATTATCTGTGGGGAATTTATGATGAAATTGCAACAACTTCATATTATACCGGAAGACCACACGTTGGTTTGGGTGCTTGTGAAAAATTGTTGAAAGAGCCTTATCTACCCAAAGAACACCGCGAACGTGTAGAAAATAATTACAAAATTTACATGCAAGGTTTACAGCAAATGCAGCAGACAATGATGCAACAGCAACAAGAATTTGCAGCAAAAGTCATCAAAGAAGAGAATAAAACAACTTTAAAGATGAATCCTGAAGCGGCAACTGTAAAACTTTGATACATTTATAGACAACTAAATATAAGAGAATTAATAATAGCCTGTAATAGGGCTATTATCTTTTGGAGAACCTTAATGGCCGACAGTTTCGATCCTACAATCGTCAAGGGGGACACCCTAAGATGGCAAATTGCTCTAACAGATTCTGCTGGAGTAACGATAAATTTGACAGGAGTTACATTAACGGTTCAGGTCAGAAAGTCTTATTATCCGGGTCCTTCTTTGTTTACTTCTAGTTTAGGGGTTACTACAGGAAGTCAATTGTATACAATTAATGGGATTACCGGAGGTCTTTCTGCTACAGGTACAGGCGGTATAATAAATGTTTGTGTAGGTTCAAATTATACATCAAATTTTTCTGAATATTCTGGGGCATTTTACGATCTCCAAGGGCAACTTCCTAACAATGGTGGTGTAATAACTTATTTGCGTGGAAAAATTAATGTTCTACCTGAAGTTACCAAAACATAATATTTTATAAAAGTACCATGACAAATATAAATGATGTAAATAATGTTAACGTATCAGTAAATACTTCTGTTTATAGAGTTGAAGTTGTTGAAAATGGCGGAAGAGATTCTGGACCAGCAGGACCAATCGGGCCAGTAGGACCAACGGGACCAGCATCACAATTTATTGGTACTTATAATAGTGCAGCAAATTTAAACACTGCATATCCAAATAATGGATCTGATTATTCGAGATTTTGGGCTATTGTTTACGATAATGGAACTAATAACCCCCCTCATACATTTGTTTGGCAAACATTTTCTATTGGGTGGAAAGCTTACGGTGATGCTTTAATATTGCCATCTGGCCCAACAGGTTCAGATTCTACAGTTGCTGGACCGATAGGACCAACGGGTCTTAGCGGTACAACCGGACCCACTGGTCCAACCGGACCCACTGGTCCAACCGGACCCACTGGTCCAACCGGACCCACTGGTCCAACCGGACCCACTGGTCCAACCGGACCAAATGGATATACTGGAGACATATATCGTACCACATCAACTACAGGAATAACATTAACTGGTTTAACAACAGGAAATTCTGTCTTTTTAACAGTTAATTCAGGACTTGCTTATAGTTTAATGCAAAGTGTTATATCGGCTTACGGTACAACTCAATATTTTACTGGGTCTGTAGCCAGTTATTCTGGAACTGGATTGACTTTAACTGTTTCTGGTGTTTGTGGTTCGGGTGTTTCTTTAACACCTTGGCAAGTAAATCTTTATGGTGCTGCAGGCAGTCCTGGGGCACAAGGAGTTCAGGGCGCCACAGGCCCAACAGGACCCACATTTGCAAATTATGTTGCCTCGTTTAACGGTAAAACCGGAGCAGTGACAGGTGTTTGTGCGATTTATGCCGGTACTGCAATTTCTATAACAAATGGTGCATGTGGTGCAACTATAGCAAATACTGGTGTTGTAAGTTTATCTGTACAAGGATACCCATCATTAGGTAGTGCTTGGTATCAGAATGGACTACAAATAAGACCGGGCACAAATATTACACTGGCTGCGGGGTTTGACAGTCCACTTACCAATCCTTATTTAACAATTAGTGCTCCGGGTACTGTTGCAGGGATTAACGGAATTATTGGAATACCATATTATTTTATTGCTGGATTTACAGGAATTGGTGTAACCACATATACAGATGGAATTGGTGTTACAATCGGAATTTCAAATAATGGTATTTTATCCTATAATGGATTAACCGGAAATGTTCAGGGAGTGGGATCTCTGACTGCTGGAACGGGAATATCCTTATCAGGTAAAACTGGAAGTATAACTATAGAAAATATCGGCATCAGAAGTATTGGACAGGGTACTGGGATTAAAGTAGATTATTCTGGTGGAAATAATTATACTCCAACTATTGGAAATGAAGGAGTAGTTTCATTCAACGGAGCTACTGGAATTATTCAAGGTGTAAATAAAGTAAATGGATTGACTGGATTGATTGGTATATCTGCTGGAACTAATATTCAAATTTCTCCATCCGGTAATACATTAACAATTGATGCAAATATACCCCCGAATGTTGCTTCGTTGCGTGGATTAACTGGAGTTGTGGGTCTGTCTGCTGGAACCAATATTCAAATATTGACATCCGGCAATACATTGATAATTAATGCAAATACAACTTCTGGTGTTGCTTCGTTAAATGCATTAACTGGAAACGTAGGTATATCTGCTGGAGCAGGAATTTCGTTAGGATATTCGGGTAACACATTAACTATTACAAATGAAGGTGCCGGAGTTACTGGAATTCGGCAGGGAACTGGAATTTTAATTTCCGGTCCAACAGGAAGTGTTCAAATTACAAATACTGGAGTCCTTTCATTTAACAATAATACAGGAAATGTTCAGGGCGTTGGTATTATTGTAACAGGAACAACAGGATTCACTGGAACGGTTGGAATTTCTGGTGGAACAAATATTAGTATTTCTACATCTGGAAATACTCTAATAATAAATTCCGCATCAACTACTGGTGTGGCTTCTCTCAATACTTTAACTGGAGTTGTGGGTCTTTCCAGTGGTGCTTATATTGGAATAACTGGTAATGGAAATACTCTAACAATTACAAATAATGGTATTAGAAGTATTCAACAGGGTACTGCTATTACAGTAGATTATTCTGGTGGAAATACCTACACTCCAATTATTGGAAATAATGGTGTAGTTTCTTTTAACAATGCAACTGGGGTCATTCAAGGTGTAAATAGCATAAATGGATTGACTGGAATTGTAGGTATATCTGCAGGAACTGGAATTACCTTAAAAACTTCCGGAAATACATTGACAATTTCATCTACTGTAACTTCTAGTGGTGGAGTTACTGATGGTTCTGCAATTATTTGGAATCTCAAGCCACAAGGAAACACCGTTGGTGATTTGATTTCATATGCAGGAAACAGTTGGGCTGTTACACCACGCGACTATGTTGCCACTCCAAGCATTTGGCAGACTTTGACGGGAACTGCGGCGTCGGCACACTATCCAAGTTCAGTTTGGAATCCAACAGATTCTTCGGCGGATACTGGATTAGTTGTAAATGGCACAAATGCTGTTTTGGGTGAACTAATACAACTTAGACTTTATAGTAATGGAACCAGTACTTTTACAACGGGTATTACCTTAAATTCTGGTATATGGTGGATTAATTTTACTGCATTTAATTCTAAGTTTACCAGCAGCACCCGAGATTATGTAGATGCTTTTTGTGGTATGACTTTAATTAATAAGCCAACATATTATCAACCACATAAAGACTATTACACATATACATCTGGATCGGTCAGCGTAGATATTCATGGATTTGCATTAAAAATTCGTGGAATAACTTATACCGCTTTTGATGGCCGTGGTGGAAGTCCTTATGGAAATACTGGATGTACTTTAGATCCAAATCTAAAACCACTTGGAGGTGCAGGTACTTCCTGCGGTGTTGGTGGTGGTGTAGGTTCATGGTATCCATGCACAACTCCAGTCATCGGATTTACATATAACGGTTGCTATTATATCGATGGTTGCGGTAACAAAGTATGTTCCTAATAAATAATACATGATGTTCTTTGGAAAGAACAAAACATCCCTAAAACTTATAAAACAGCATCCAGAACTGCTGTCGGGATGTGAATATCTAATACTAGAATCTTCAACAAATCCAAAAATTATTAATGTTGGATCTGGCATTTCTAAATTGTATTTGAGAAGTCCAGATGGAGAAGAATATTTATTAGAGGGAAACTTCAATAAAATAAAAGACATGTTTGTTCCTTCCAAGGCATATGAAAACATGGAAGGAAAACTTTTTAAAGTTATCCGTCCAATTGCATCATTGATGCAAAATCAGATGTTAAAAGAAATTGCTCCGTGCCAGTATGATGAAAAAATTCAACTGGGAAATGGTATCACCGAACAGTATTTCATACAAAAAACGACAAATAAGATTTTAAAGATTTACGGCAACTCAAATCAAATTAAGAATTTGTTTGAAGAAGTTGTGTTATCAAAACCAAAACCTGTCGTAACACAAGCACCGATTCAACAAACCAAAGTTGAAATTATTGAAAAGGTAATTGTAAAAGAAACAACTCCTGTAGTTGGCGCACAGGGACTTCAAGGTGAAAAAGGTGTCAAAGGTGACAGAGGTGACCGTGGAGAAATGGGCCCAAGAGGCCCTGAAGGTAAGCAAGGTGAAATTGGACCACGAGGAGAAATTGGTCCAGTTGGCCCAAAAGGTGAAAGAGGAATCGAAGGTCCTAAAGGAAATAAAGGAGATAAAGGTGATAAGGGAGATCGTGGAGAAATTGGTCCACAAGGTGTTCAGGGTGTTCAAGGTATTCAAGGACCGCAAGGAGAACGCGGCATTCAGGGAACACCGGGCATCGATGGAAAAGACGGTACTCAAGGTCAAATCGGACCTCAAGGTGAAATTGGTCCACAGGGTATTCAAGGAGAAAAAGGAGAAAAAGGTGATAGAGGACCTGTGGGCCCTCAAGGTCCTGTTGGACCAAGAGGCGAAGCAGGCGAAATAGGACCTCAAGGACTTCCCGGAAAAGACGGAATTTCTCCGATACTTAATGCAGAATTTCCATTAGCATATAAAGATGGAAATCTGTCTTTTGATTCGACGCATATTACAAAAATTCTTGATAAGTTCAAGAATAGCGATATTCAAAAAGCAATTGATAAATTTGCAGTCGTAAGTTCAACACCCGGCGGCGGTGGACTTGGAGCACTTTGGAACACTACACGAATTCAAAAGAATATAAGTGATATTAACTTTACTGGTGCAGGTGTAAGTGTTTACCAAGTTGGTAAAGGAATTCGAGTTGATATACCTGGCGGAGGAAGTCCACCCGGAGGCTTATATGTAACTTCTATAAGTGCTGGTGCTGGAATAACAGTAGATCAAGCAACAGGTGATGTAACGATCAGTGCAACTGGCAGTAGTGGTGGTATTTCTTCGGTAAATGGTCTTACTGCCGGTGCAACGGGAAATGTAAATGTAAAAAGTCTAATCAATGGGGCTTCTGTACTTAGTCTTGGAGCTACAGGAAGCGTATTACTACCAAATGGTGCAAAACTTGGTAATTTTTATAATGCTGGTGGTATAGATTTAGTTGCACCAACTGGTGCCGGTGCTTATGCTGGGCTGGCCAGTAATGATTTGAATCAATTTGTTTCTGCTGGTGATACTGAAGTTCAAATTGGAACAGATACTAATGGATTTGGTTATACTTGGGTATTTGATAAAAATGGTGCACTATCATTACCAGTTAATGGTTATATTAAATTTCCAAATGGCACTACTCAAGGCACTGCACCATCTAAATTTTTCTACACATCAACTTCTCCTTCTGGTGTAACTCAAGGCGACCGTTGGATGGATTCTGACAACGGTATTGAATATGTTTATATCAACGATGGTAATAGCCAACAGTGGGTTCAACCAACAAATACCGGAGGTTCTAGCACAACCTCAATTTCTATTCTTGCGACTACAACAGTTACTGGATCAACTTATGCAACATTGCCATCTGATTATTACATCGGAGTAAGTTATGCTGGTCAAGTTACAGTCACATTACCAGTCGCACCAGAGACTGGAAGAGAAATTGTAGTCAAGGATGAATCTGGAAATGCAGGAAACGGAGTCAATCGTCAGATTACGATTGTCGGAGCCACTGCATCACATACAATAGATAACCAAAGTTCAGCAATAATTAATCTAGACAATGCCGGGTTGCATTTCATTTATAGAAATGGATGGAGAATAATATGAGTTACTTATTTAATGATACTGTTGGGTTCAAAACAGATGTAGTGGATGCATTTAATCGTCTTAAAGTTGCTACTCCATTTACGTTGTTTGATAGCCAAAATAGATATAAACCCAATGACAAATGGGATTCCTTTGGTGTCACAGGTGGTACATATTCTTATGCAATTACTGAAAGTGCAGTAAACTTAATTGTTGGAACTACACTTGGTTCAAAATTCTCAAGAGAAACTAAAAGAGTATTTCCATATCAGCCAGGTAAATCTCTTTTGGTTCTGAGCACATTTGCTTTTAATCAACCAAAAGCAGGACTAAGACAAAGAATTGGATACTTTGGACTTACTGGTGGTGCAACTTCTGGTGTTCCATATAATGGTGTGTATCTTCAACAAAGCGGATTGACATTAAGTATGGTCATGTCATCGGCATCTTTGAATACCACAACCACAGTAAATCAAGCAGATTGGAACGGTGACGTATTTGATGGAACTGGTGCATCTGGACGTAATTTAGATATTACAAAAGCAAATATTTTATGGATGGATTTTGAATGGCTTGGTGTTGGTGATGTTCGTACAGGTTTCTATGTTGATGGTAAACCGGTCATTGCACACACATTTCATAATGATAATATAAACACAACGACTTACATGACCACAGCGTGTCTTCCAATTCGTTATGAACTTGAAAATTTAACAGGTCAAACAGGAAGCAGTCAATTAAAGCAAATTTGTTCTTCTGTAATTTCAGATGGTGGTTATGAAGGAAGAGCTCAAAAACAATTTGTAAGTGTTGGCACAAGAACTGCAGATGCAGTAACTATTGGTAACGGTACATTAACTCCAGTTTTATCAATTAGATTAAATAGTAATAGATTGGATGCAATTGTATTACCAACTCAATTAGAAATTTTGGTAACAACAGCAGATAATATACGATGGCAATTACTATTAAATGCAACTGGATTAACTGGAGCATCGTGGACTACTCATTCAAATGGTAATGTAGACTATGATACTAGTGCAACAGCATTTACAGGAGGTCAGATTATACAACAGGGTTTAGCATATCAGAAAGTAGAAAGTACAGCATTAGGTACTATTGATGATTTTAATTTTCAATTAGGAAGATCCCAATCAGGAGTATCCGATATAATAACATTAGTTGCTGCAGGAGCTGCAGCAAGTACGGCTAAAATTTTAGCATCATTAGCCTGGGAAGAATTAATATAAATATTAAGACATGGCATTAAATTTTCCTACAAATCCAGCATTAAACGAAATTTACACCTATGGTGGCCGTTCTTGGCAGTGGAACGGAACGGCATGGGATGTATATAATCCTACTAGTGGGTTAACTCAATATGTTTCAAAATTAAATGGTCTTTGTGGATCAATTAATATTGCTGCGGGAACTTCTATATCTGTAACACCAACAGGTAATACTCTTACAATTGCCTATACCGGTACTGGTGGTGGAGGTGGTGGTGTTACTGGTCCAACTGGTCCAACTGGTCCTCAAGGAAACACTGGTAATACTGGTCCAACAGGCCCACAAGGTAATACTGGTACCAGCTTTCTTGGCTACGACTACGAGATTCATGTTAGTCAAGTAGATGGGAATGATACTACTGGTAACGGTGATTTACTTACTCCTGTTGCTTCTATTACTAAGGCACTGACTTTA